TAACTTTAATACTTGTAACGTCAGACCCTAAACATATCAAACCAAGGACTTTATCTGTTTTCCTATCTCTTACCCAGAATTTCATATTACGTCCAGGATTTGCAACCCATTCCATTGTGTGGATAAGTTTACGGTAGTTTACCCATTCTGTAACCCCTTTTCCTGGTGTTGCCATTACAACATAAGGTTCTAAATCTTCAATTTGTTTTATTGTATGTTCTACATCATCCATATCTGATGGTACCCATAGATTTTTTCGATAATCATATAATTTATTTTTTACCTTTTCCATTTTACCACCCTTATTCATTTCTTGCCACTTTTTATAAAGTGTTTGTTCTTCTACAGACATTTCTTTAAGCATGTCCAAATTATCTATAAGATTTTGTTTGTTTTCCTCAAAATTAAAAGACTCTTCAGCTTCTATAATGTCAAATATTGTTGTTTGTTCTCCCATATGGTAATAATAATATATTTTAATAGGTATTTCAAGTTTTATTTACTTGTTAAATTTTACTATTTATATTTAAAGAAAAAACCAATGGCGTGTAAATCTTGTAAGAAAACAAAAAAAATGAGGGAGACTATTGATGGTGGTGTTGATTCCTTTCAAGAAAAAATTAATCAGAGAAAAAAAGAGATTGAGTTTATCAACGATAACATAGACCCAAAAGTTCTTCTTACCTCTAGTATTGAAAGATTTGTACTTATTCTTTTTGCTTGGATTCCCTTAGGTGTTGGTTACTTAACCATTGTGAGATGGTTTATTTCACTATTTTAATTAAAATTTTCACTTCTTAGTAATTCTTCTAGTAGTTGTTTCTCCTTATCGTTTATTTTTTCTGGTGATATAATCTGTGGTTTAACATATAAGTCACCGTAACTTTGATTTGGTCTTTTTAATCCTTTACCTCTAAGGTTAAATGTTTGTCCTGGTTTACTAGCTGTAGGGATTCGTACACTTAATGAGGAATTAAAAAATGGTACATTTACACTGGTCCCAATTATTAGTTTTAATAAGGGTATTTTAGGTTCATAGACTAAATCTTGGTTTATAACTTTAAAATCTGGATGTTTACGTATAACAACTTCTATCTGTAAGTCTCCGTTTTGACCATTATGTATCTCATTACCCATAGACCTAAACGAGTATAATTGTCCAGTCATAAGTTCACCAGGTACCTTAAAATCTATAATATTATCTTCTGATATTAAACCTTCTGACTTACATGTATTACACGCTTTTAAAATATGTTTACCTTTACCATTACATGCCCTACATGTTTGGGTCATAACTTGCCTAAAAAAAGCATTCCCTACCATTTGTTCAGTCTGTCCTCTACCATTACAATAACCACACATATTACTTTCACCACCTGACCCATGACAAGTACGACACAAAACTTTTCTTTTATATTTTAATTTTTTAACCACCTCAAAATAGACTTCATCTAAACCAACAATTAACGGTATACTTAGGTTACCTCCTTTTTTAATATTTTGTCGTTGTTTTCTTCCTTGTTGCCCACCAAAGAATTGGTTAAACACATCTTCCATATTGGGGCCTCCTCCGTGATTAAACGGATTTTGTCCCTGATGGTCGTATTTCATTCTTTTTTCGGTGTTACCTAAAGTATCATAAGCTTCTGACATTTCTTTAAAAACTTTTTCATCACCACCTTTATCTGGGTGATGTGTTTTAGAAAGTTTTCTAAAAGCCTTTTTTATTTCATCTTGTGATGATTCTCTATTTATATTTAGGATTTTATAGTAATCTTTATTCATATGGTTTATAATCGTAATAAATACAAAATTGTTTTATTTAGAAATGGTGAAAGAAACAAAGTTTTTTTCTCTTCTAATAGTAAAAAAAGTATTTTAAAAAAATATAGTAAATTAATTGAAGAAAAAAAGCCTAAATTCATTACAGAATACATCTCTAGAAAAAAAGTTATGTTCGAGTTGGGTGTTGTGACTACTGTTGAGTCTGAAAATGATGTTTATAGTAAGGATGAGTTAGGTAGAGTTAAAAAGGTTGAGTTAGGTGAATCCGAATACAACATTTTAAAAATGGTTCCTTACTGGAAAGAAGAATTGGTTTATGACCATACCACCAAATCTAAAATTAAATTTATTTCATTAATGGATACCTACCTATCAGATTCCAGTTTTAAACAAATTTTCACTTTAAATAATAAACTAATAATACAAAATGATAATGTTATTAATTTATTTAGTCTTAAGACGGTTCAAGACTGTTTAAGATTACTTGGTGTTATTGAACTTAATTTTATAGACAATGGTAGATTTGATTGTTTATTGGTTTCTGATAATTCAACCGTTCAACGTAAACAATTGTACGATTTATTGGTTGGTTATGGTTTTTCTAGAGAGTTCTTACGTAAACAATATACCTACTAAATTTTATTAAAAATGTATTCCACCTCATTTATGTTTAGTGAAACCATTCTTTTACTTCTATCTACCCTAACATCAACAAATTCTTCTATTTCCATTAAAACTCTTTTAAAATCTTGGTTTTTAATATCTATAGTTACAGTAGATTTTATTATGTTTTTATTACTTGTTAGTATTTCCGCGATGTTAGCACAGTCTTTAAGATATATAAACTCTTTTTTATTTTCTTCCATAACCCCACATTTGTATTTTTATTATTTCTAATTTCAGATTTTTTTATCTTTTTAATATTTTTAATAAAATTAGTTTTATGGGTCTTAAGTTGTAACTGGTCCTTTAGTATCTCCCTGTTGAACCAATTCGGTATCTGTTTTTCCTCCATCTAAATCTTTTTTAAATTGTGGGTAAAAGTTAATATTAACATCTCTTAGAGATTCTAAATTATTTTCATGAAATACTTTTTGTAGTTCCATCATTTTTTTATTTAATAACGCGTTTTTTTCTTCAACATCAGTATTCCACTTAATAACCTTTTTAATTTCTTCAACTAAAATATTAGTGTTTTTTTCATCAAATAAACTATAGAATGAAATTAGTTTTGAGTTTTTATCACTACTATTAACTTTCATCTGTACTACACTACCTTCCTGTGTAGTGGTTTTTTGTTGTAGTATTTTTTTATCTTCCCAACTTAAAGGTAATTTTAAATCGATAATTATAAAATCTTCATGTATTCTTATTCCGTGGAATAATTTTTTAAATTGTGATATTTCTGAATAAAGTGACATAGGTTAGTAAATTAAATAAGTTATAAAGTAGGATGTGGCAATACCTAGTAGTATTAAATCAATTTTATTTAGGATATATTTTGTTGGTTCTGTTGAAAACAATTTAACCACAAATAGAAATAACTGCCTAATAATTATTAGTATTGAAAATATAAAGACTAGTGTGAAGACCCAATTATTCATCTATTTTTTACTTTCTTCTAAAATTTCTTTTCTTAGGTCTTGTAATAGAGCTTTTAACTCTTGTGCAGATTTTCTTGCTCTTACACCAGCACTTTTATTTTGTTTTTCAAAAAATTTTTCACTATCCACTTTTACACTTGTTACTAAATTTTCAATTTTATTTAATGTTTCCATCTTTATTTTTATTTTCTTTGTTTATATAAGACTCCCACATCGCTATGGAATTGGTTGTCTTACTTAGTTTATTAACTAACTTTATAGAGTTTTTCACTGTCTCTTCAGTTGTATAATCGTTTCTATTTAAAACTTTTTCTAATTCATTTTCTAACTTTTGTTTTTTTAGAATTAATTCGTTTGTTATAATATTAATTATTCTCATGATTTAAACTTAATAAATGTTTTAGTAGGTGTCAAGTTTTTTATTCTCTAAACTTCTATCCAAAAGAATATACATCTCTAGTAACATATCTAATTCTGATTTAGTTTTTTTTGTGTGAAGGGTAAATAGATGTAAAAAGAAATTTTTTAATTTTTCCGCATTTCCTATATCAGTATAAAAAGACTCCTTAAATAAATTCCAAAGGTAGTCTCTATGTTCACCTACTGGTTCAAAAAATATATTTTCTCTGGTAAAATTATTAATTGTTTTAGTCCAACACCAATCAAAATGACCTTTAACATCTTCCTCTTTATTTATAACGTCATCCCCTAAATATGTTGTTTTTATTAAACCATATACAGAATTTATAAAATCAGAAAACAGTTCACTTCTTTCGTGATTAATATTGTGGACCTTAACCCACAAATTAATGTTGTCACGACTTACGTGTTCGGTAACATACCTTAAAAACTGTTCTGGTGATACTTTTTTTCCCATATCTTTTAATATAATAAAGATAGCAAAAAAAGTAAGATAATAAATAGAGTTATTGGGTGATTTTATTATAGTTCCACAATTTTTTCATCTCTTGTACATCTTCGGATACTTCTTCCTTAACTTGTACTACTTTTTGTACGTCAGGTGTAAAACCTCTTAAGTTTGTCATTGATGCTTTTTCTTGTGCTATTTTTTCTTTTCTTCTCTCTACAGATTTTTTTATTTTTTCTCCTAATTTACTAGGGACTACATTTCCTAACGCTTCACCATCTTCATCCGTTTGAGCGTTTCCTGTTTCACTAGAACCTTCTAGGTATTTTGTTAACCTATCCATGTTTTGGTTGTGTACGTCAAAGTCTTGAAGTCCTGGGTACGCAAAATCTTCCACAAACTCTTCGTCTTCTGTAGTGTTTCTATACATAGGTGATTCATAGTCTGTTTTAGAATTATTTTGATTAGGAAACTCTGGATTTGAGTTATCCGGCACATTCATATAGTCTTTTAGTTTTTTTGCTAAGTCTTTGTGGTAGGAATCAGTTTCTTTTTTTGATGTCTTGTAAGCTTTTTCGAACGCATCGTATCCCGGTAGTGAAGCTTCTTTTAATCTATCTTTTAATTTTTTACCAACAATTTTCTGAATTGTTTGTCTAGTAGATTCATTGGTTATTGATTTTTCTTTTTTACTTTCTTCTATAACCTCTTTTACCATGTTATCTATTGTGTTTTCTAACACCATCTTTTCAGCCATTTCGTCAGCAACAGCTTTTAATGCCTCTTCTATAACTTCTGTAGTTTCTTCTTTACCTTCAGCTATTCTATTGTTTCTAAACTCTAATCGGTCTTTTTCTATTTCCATAGCATTCATTTCCACACCTTTATTATCTCTAGCTAGACTATGGTTCTCACCAATTCTATCTACAGCTTGTTTTATTATTTTTGTTAAATCCGGTTTTTCTGCTAATATTGACATAGTTTCTTTTTTATTATAAATATCTATTTATTCGTATTTACCTCCCACATTGGAACCCATCGTATATATTTTCCCTATGGGTGTATCCATTTTTGCTGTCCCGACTAAACTCGTTATCGGAGATTTGTAAATACTTCTTCTTATTATTTCTTCTATTTCGTTTTTTACTAGTTGTTTTATATGGTTTTTGTCTTTACCAGTTTTTTTAGCTACTTCAGTTATAGCTTTTTTTATTTTTTTATTTTCAGTTAAATCTAAAGCGTTTATATCACCTTGGTTACAGTACGGAAAAGTTTTACATCTATCTTTTATTTTTACGAATTTTCCACCTGGCCACTGGGTTTTTGCTCTACCCCTCCAATTCTTTAAATTTTTTGCTAGGAATGCTGGTGTCGAATATTGTCCAGAACTTGATGCTGTTGTTGCCTCGTCAAACTCTTCTTTTTTCTTTTTCTTTTTTTTATTAGTAAACCTAGGGTCATATCCCATTGGTACCATGAATGCTCCAGCACTCGCTGCTGTTGTAGCTTCTTCCATTTCACTTTCTGTTGTTTTTTTCCACTCCTCGTGTGTCTCTTGGGGGTGTATTTCATTACAGTTATGTTCTTCTTCTAACTCATACCCACTCCTTATGTCTTTAGGTACTAATTGTTTTGCTTTTAAAGTATCACCACCTTCACTACCTAGTTTATTAAGTGATGATTTTATACTTTTTCTTAAATTATCTTTAATCCCCATTTTATCTTACTCTTTTTATTTCTGATTGCCACATACTACGTCTAAACCAGAATGTTTTATATAGTTCCAACATAACTTTACTGACGATATCTACAATTTCTGTTCTAGTATTTCTACCACTTTTAATTTCTTTTGCTACAACTTTTTGGACCTCACTTTTAAATTGTGGTTTAGACATGAAGTCTTTAATTTCTTTTCTAGCGATTCTTGCTATTTCGTCTTTATCGGTTTTTGTTAGTGCCATTACTTATAAATACTACTTAACGTTAGATACGACCCAAGAAGCCGTAACAATTGTTGCTGCACCTAAAAAGAAGTGAACTACAGGTTTATTATACCACTTAGGTCTCAATTCTTTTGTCAAATCTATATACAAATCTATTCTTTGATTTAATAGGTCTGTTTTTTCATTCATAAAAGCTATATGAAGACTATCTTGTGTGTGTAGTGTTCTATAATTTATTATTTGGCCCCTAAGTAAATTAATCTCTAATTTTTGTAAACTATCAGTTTGTTCGTATACTTGAAATAATGAATCTATTTCAACCACCTCTTTTTCAGTAAAAGTATTTGTTTGTGTAAAGGCCCATACTGGTGTAAACAATAATAATATTAATACTAGTTTTTTCATTTTGGTTACTTTTTTAACCTATTTTTTATCGAGTCTGTTGCCTGTTTAGATGTTTTCTTTTTTACTTTAGGTTTTTTGGTTTTAAGTTTTTTTAATTCTTTGTCTGTTTCCTCAATCTTTTTCTTTGTAACCTTCTTTTTCTTTTTAACATACTTTATCTTGCCGTCAACTTCTGAAGTTTTATTTTCGTTATTTCTAATATTCTTTTTAATCTTTTTAACTTTTCTACTTGAGTTCGCGTTAAACATCCATACAAGACCAATAAAGAACCCTATAACACCTAAAACCCATTTCCATGATTTTTTTAAAAATTCCATTTTACTCGTTTTCGTCTTCCATTGTTTTAGTTGACTTTCTATCAGCCAATACTTTTGCCCATTTAGTTGAAAATATTTGGTAGTAACTTTTAAGATTCTTTAGGGTTTCTAAAGCTTCTTCGTCTAACTTTATCATACTACCAGTAATATACACTCCGTTTCTTTCACCCACGCTATAAAAAAATTCAGTATCAAATTTTACTAAATTTCCTGACCACTCAACATTATTTTCATAAATATTTAAAACACCATAGTCTACTAGGTCAGAAACTTGTTCTACAAAATCATCCATTGTTTCTTGGTAGGTGTTCTTTTCTTCATCGGTTAAGGTTATATCAGCCGTCGTGTATCCATGTACAATAATTTTTCCACTAGAAACATCATACTCTTTAATCTTTTCTTTTTCTCTATCCAATTCAACATCCACCTCAACCTGTTCAAATAACTTTCTAGATTTGTTGAGTAATGATTTCATTTCATCATATTGATGATTGTTGTAATCTACGTAATTTTTTATTTTATTTATTTTTTTCATAGTATTTCAAAATTAAATGATGGGTTTAAATCTGTCCAATATTCATTATAGTTACTTCTACACACGATACCTTTAAAATTTTCTACACCGTCAACTAACACATTATGTCCTAGAACATGGTTAGGTATTTTTTTTTCTTTACAGACTTTATCTAATAACTTAATAGTAGAAGATAATTGTGTGTCTGTGTATTTATCCCAGAATATTTTACCCCTCCATTTTTTCTCATGGACTTTATTATTATAAATATTACCTAACCAGTCAATAAACTTACCATCTTCTTTTCTTCTTTTTAACCACCCTAAATTTTCTAAAGCTACCACCACCACTCCTGATGAACAATATCCCGATAAGTATTCTTGGGTGATGTCTTCTTTATTTAGTTGGTGTATTTTACCACTCTTTTCCACAAAATAATTAGGTTTTCTTCTATTCTTACCATTATTTCTTAATGATAGTCCAGTTAAAAAGTCTTTTGCTGGTCTTTGGCTATTACAGAGTAATATTTGTTTACTTTCTTCCCTTGTATTTAAGTTTTGTTTTTTCATCTTTGTTCTCATCTACAGTTTTAGTTATCAATGTCTGAGTTGTGTCTGTTAACCTTTCTAAAGGAACATTTTCATCATCATACTTAATATTAAGAACTTTAGATAATTTCTCAAGGTCTTTTTCAGTTGGGTTTATTGGTTTTATTTTTTCTGAATCAATATTTTCATAATGTAACCCATCATTACCATTTTGACCGATAACATTCATCCTATTTTCATCTATATCTAGATTATCTTCTGTATGGTTAATATAGGGTTCTAGGTCTTGGAGGTACTCATCGGTTATTTTTTCTTGTTCTAGTATCTGTTCTTCGTAGTTAAGGTTTTCCTTTTTACACTCTTCTTCATCGTCTCTTCTTTTTATTTGGTCAAACGCAAAATTCGCTGCTACCACAAGTGCTATAGCAAGTGGGTCAAAAACAAATATAATAAGTAATAAAAACCAATTTACCACCTGATTCATAGGTTTTCCTGTCACCTCTGCTAGGTATTTTAATGGACCTAATTCACTCTCAGCTTCATTTGATATTTCTTTATCTAACAATACCATGTCTGTTTTATTAATAGAGTCCATTACAGCTTCTATTTTAAGATTAATACCATCTCTTTCAGTAATTGTAGTTTTTAATTCTGATTGTAATGCTCGTCTTGCTGAAGAAGATGATGTTGTAATTAATGTCCCGGATTCTTTATCTATATATTGTACTTGAGCTGGATTAGATAATGCAATCCGTAAATCTGAAATTGATTTGGTTAGTCCTTGTTTTTCTATTGATAGGTCTTCTTTAGTTTCTTGAAATCTTATATTTTTTTGGTTTAGTATTACTAATGATTTATCTAGTAGTTCTGATTGTGTAGCTGTTGACTGGTATGCTCCAGATAAAAATCCATATATCCCACCGGATGTGATTACCATCAATATAAATGTCGCTATTGCTAGGTAAGTTCTCAGTACTTTGTTAATGGTACCCCAATACTGGTATAGTAATGATGCGACCACTAGTTTTGCAAATTCTAGAGACCCAGCCATTATAATAACTTGTAAACTTGCACCCGCAAATAATTTACTTAATCCGAACACAGAATAGAAAGCTGCACTACCAGAAACTGCAAGTGCTGATAAAGCTATTAATATGGGAAATAATCTTTTTTTCATTTATCCTTTTATTGATAAATATTAATCGGTTAGGTATTCTAGCAGTTGGTAGCTGTCATTTCTTAACTTTCGTAGAGCTTTTTCTTTTATCTGCCTAACTCTTTCCTTGGTTAGTCCTAACCCATCCCCTATCTCTTGTAGTGTCATAGGGGTTTCTAGTAAACCATAATAATCCTTTATAATATTTTTTTCTCTTTCGTCTAAACCGGACATTAGTTTAAATAATTCTGTTTTAAGATTAAATTCATCGTTAAAAATATCTTCTGGATTTTCAGCGTCTTTATTTTCTATTAAGTCAATTAGTGTATCACCTTCTTCGTTTATAGGTCTGTCGTAATTAATTGTAGATGGTAAAAGTGCAAGTTTAGTACTTATATTTTCTATTTCATTAGTTACTTTCTTTTTTTCTCTCTGTATTTCCTGAATTATATTCACTGGTAGTCTAATAGTCCTTGCGTTTTCGTTTAAACATTGTAGAATAGATTGCCTTACCCACCATACGGCATAAGATATAAACCTAAATCCTTTATTCCAGTCAAAGTTATTTATTGCCTTTAGTAAACCTAGATTCCCTTCTGCTATTAAATCACTTAACTCAATACCTTGATTTTGGTAGTCTTTGGCGACACTGATAACAAATCTCAGGTTACCTTCTAAAAGTTCTAGATGTATTTTCTCTATTTCTTTTTTTGTCGTTTCTGAGTTAAGCATTTTTTTAGCTAACTCTTTTTCCCTATCTGGTGTAAGTATTTTTCTCTTTCTAACATCTTTTAGATAGTAAGAAATTTCTGCTTGGTTGATGAACGTATTTTTTGCCATTTATTTATTGTTTTATATATTAATACTACAATTAGTGTTCCATAATATAATAACTGACTTTTTGTCAGTATATTTTATTTAGACTACAAAATTAATAAATAAATTTGACTTACCCAAATATTTTAGGTTTAAATTATGTAAGGTTTTAAAACATTTAAAGTATCCTCAGGCCCATCCATTGCTTGACCTAGTGGTGCTTGTGATTTGTCATTGACTGTTGGTAGGTACGTTTCCTCACCGTTATCGTCTTCTATAACTAGAACTGGGGTATACCATGATAGATTATGTTCTCTTTCTGCATCAATATAGTCCCATCTTGTGTTACCATTTTGTTTTTTTTGTTCTTCTGTAGCTACTGATATGCATCTATCTATAAATGGTATATTCTTTTCTTTTAATATTTTTTTTGTTTCTAAACAATCATCACAAGAATCTTCAGTAAAGATAGACAATTTATATTTTTTAGTATTTAATTTCAATTTATAAGTTATTTTTTATAATTATTCAAGAATTCTAATTCTTCTTGTGTTAAACTTTCTAGACCATCATCAATTATCTTATCTAGTAAAATATCAATATTTAGTGGTCGAAGACTTTGTATAATTTTATTAATTCTTACAGGTTTGTCAAGCTCTGTTACAAGATTTTTAAATTTGTTATCTATTATATGTTTTAACTGTTCTGACAATGCTTTTGCTACTTCAGGATTTATTTGTTTAGTATTTGTTTGTATGTTTTTACCAAAAAGGTGTTCTTCTAATTTATCATCTAATCTAAAACCTAACTTTCTAGGTTTTGGCATTAGAAAATAAGTACTTACCTCTTTAAGTAAAAATTCTTTTAATATACCATCTATCTCATCAAAATCCATTCTAGAATTTACCTGCATAATAATAATCCTCTCACCAGTCACAAAACTAAACTCGTGATGACTTACTATTGTATCCATAACATCTTTTATATTCATCATTATTTTAGAATTTTTTTCAACGGTCCCCCATTGTCCAAACATAAATAAAAGGTATTTTTTAATTCTACTTTGCATATCTATAAATATTTAATTTAATCTAGAAACATTCTTTTCTTTATTAATTGTTACGGTGTTGTCGGCCCACTCTCTCACTAAAGGATTATGTGTTATTAAAAAAACATTTTCAAAATACTCTTTAACCCTACTAAAAAATATACCTACTTGTTCTAGATTTTCATTACTTACTTTCCCCAAAACTTCATCGAATACTGTTACGTTAGGTCGTGGTAAACAGGATACCTTTGTTAGTACAGTTCTAATAGCTAAAGAAGATAGGGTTTTTTCAAAACCACTACCACTAGATACTAATTTTTCAACATTTGTATTGTTGTCGACCATCCAAAACTCTACTTCATTTTTATCATTTACCCTTATTTCTACCATAAAATTAGTTACATCTGACAATAGTCTCATTAGTTCGTTATTAAGTTTTGGGACTACACTTTTTACAATAGTTTTAATTATACCATTTTTACCATAAACTGTTAAATAAGCTCTAAAAATTTTATCAACATCACTCTCCTTATTAATTTTACTAATCTTATTCTCTCTGTCTTTTACATTACTATCACCAGTTTCTATGGTGTTTTTATTATATTCTATCTCTCTCAGTAAGGTATCTTTGGTGTTGTTTAGTACGTCTATTGTGGAGTTTATAGTAAGTATTTTTTTGTCTACCTTACTGTTATTTTCTAACTTTTCTTTGTTTTGTACCCATTTTTCTAATTTTATATTTAATTCTTTTATTTCTAGATTTTTTTTATCTACCTCCAACATTAACCTTTCTTTTTTTAATATTTCTTTTTCGTATTCACCAAAAATAGTCTTTTTTGTTGTTAAATTTTCCACTTCATTTTCCAATCTTTCCAATATTTTATCCTCACTATCTATTTTGGTCATTAAAACTTCTATTTCTTTTTTTAGGTTTTTTATCTCTTTGGTGTGGTCTACATCTTTAAGTGTTTGTTTACACATAGGGCATATTTCTGACTCTACTAAATCTTTTAAGGTATTTTTTTTATTTTTTAAATTAGTGTTATTTTTTATTTTTGTGTGTAAAGTTTTATCTCTTTCTTTAATTTTTTTATCCAGACTTTCTAAGTTAATTTCTTCTGGTATTTCTTTATCTCCATACGCTTTTAATTTACTCTTTAAAGATTTTAATATTAAACCTTCTTCACTTACCCTTTCTTCTACTAGTCTTGGGTTTACGTTTACTATATCGGTGTCTATGTCTGTTATTTTTTGACTTATAAGATTGTCTCTTTCTTTATTATTATTTTTTAGTGTGTCTAAATTTTTATTAAGATTTTTTTCGTTTTCTTTATTTTTTATACTTAATTCTTCTTTTTCTTTATTTATATTTTTAATTTCTTGTTTTAAATCTTCCACATTATATACGTTTGATATTAGTTTTTTCGACCAATCCGAATACATTTTTTTACAAGTACCTTCCTTATCTTTTAATATTTCTAACCCTATAAACCTACTTAACACATTACCCCTTTCGGTGGGTTTTGACTCTATTAGTGATTCTAAATTACCTGCTGTAGATAGTACTGTTAATAAAAAGTCATTCATTGTACCTATAGACTCTTTTATGAATTTTTCTGTTTCTCTTCTCTGTTCACCTGTAAAGTTTTGGACTGAACCGTCTTTTTTTCTTTCTAAAAATTCTAGACTTGTACTAACAGACCATTCACCTCTTTTGGTTTTTCTTCTTTTTATTTTACGTAATATAATATAATCACTGCCATCTATTTCCACTTCTCCCTGTACAAAAACTTCATTAACTTTTCTAAATCTATTAAAAATATCTATAGCTTTACTTGTTTTAGTGGTAGTATTGAAGAATAGAAATAATATTAAGTCTACAGCTAGTACGGATTTTCCTCCGAAGTTAGGAGGGTTAGAATCAATTACCGTTATTCCACCTAAATCTTTAAAATCTAAAGTATTGTTATCTCCGAATGACAAAAAATTAGAAAATTTTATATTTTTAATATATACTCTTTTGTATTTAGTGTCTATATCGGATTCTTCACTAATTTTTATATTAACCTTATCATCTAATCTTTTTAAAAGGTCTATATCTATTTTCATGTCATTAGCCATAACAAATTGTGACATCAGACTTCTTTGGTAGTTGGTGTCCATTACATTTTGTTCTAAATCTATGTCTAACTCATCTCCGGATGTTTTATCAATAGCTTTAGTGAGTACGGTTACATTCTTAGATTTATACTTATTTTGAAAGTAGCTTCTTACTCTCTTAATCTTTTCTTGGGTGAAGTTTTCTGGTATGTCTTCCCATGTTACTTTAATAAAAGGATTCTCTAATGTGTCTATATTCATGTTTTAAATATAACACAATAAAGTATATTAATCAATTATAGAAGTAATCTCTAAAAACTTTTCCTTTATATTTTTCTAATTTAGAATATATTTCACCTCTTTTATCTAGTTTGATATCCTTAATTAATAAATCCATCTCTTCTTTGGTTTTGGGGGATATCTCAAAAGCTAAATTTTTTGGTATGGAAGCTTTGTTGAATAGTTTAACTACGTTTATTTTATTACTCCAATATTCTAATGCCTGTATGTACCCCAAATTTAGTCCTATGTTTTTTGTAGTTTTTATCTTAGTAGACTTGTTAAATGCCATTATTAGTAATTTTAGTGTAAAGGGGATTTTAAGTTGGGAGATGCTAATATTTATTTTTTCTTGAGGGTAATTTTTAAACTCTTCTTTGTTTTTCATAAGTGAGAAATCCCTCTTAATTTTATCGTATTCTTTTTTTGTGATATTACTATCGTATTTGGTGTGGAGTAATCGTGTTGACATCCCGTTAAAATGAAGGTATTCTATAGGTATTTCTTTTATATTTTTATTATGTTTTTTTAATATTTTTTGTGATAGTTCTAAATTTTCAAACCCCCAATAGTACTTTTCATCATAACCACCTATTTCTATAAACTTTTTTCTTTCCATTACTAATGGAACTTCTTTTAAATAATAAAATCTCTTATCTTTACTAAAGTAATGCATTTCACTACCTGTAGCATAAACATCATCATCGAGAGGTTGGGTCATTAATCCAACCCAATTTTTTTCTATAATTTCACAATCATCATGAAATATAGCTATGTACTTATGAATAGATTGTTTTACACCATTATTAAGTGCTTTTGGTAAATGGTATGGTGTGGATTTGATAACACTTATGTTGGTGTGTTCTGATAATTCCCATTTCTTTTCAATGTCTTTATCACCACTGTTATCAACAATAATAATTTCAATATTCCAATCTTTTAGGTGTTTAGTTGTTTTGATGATGCTTGGTAATGTTCTTTTTTTAACAAAAAAATCACAAAATGTGTTTATAATGATACATGATATAGTTTTATCCATATGTTAAATATGTTATATTTATTACTATAAATCAATTAGTAATGAAAATACAAATAACCGAGTCTCAGTATAAAAATATTCTAGAACAGAAGAGTAAGTGGTTTGATATTATTAGTAGTGGTGTGTTTGACATACAGAACTATATTAAAGACATAAATTGGGATGTTATGGATACCGCTGTATTGGATGGAATCAGTAGAGATGATATGACATTACTAATAATGGCTTATAAAAAGTTTAAGGGTGGTGTGGGTAATGGAGCACCAAACATAAATCCTTTACTAACACAGGATGGTGATAAAATTGGTACTGTAAATGGTAGTAATTGGTATAAGTGTGGTAGGTTTGGTAACCCTAAACGTCAACATAATGGGGTGGATTTAGATACTCAGGATATAGCAAAAAATCAACCCGCGGTTGCTGCTTGTAATGGTACAATTACAGCAAGTGAGTATGGTGTTGGGAATTGTGGTGGGATGATTAAATTAAAGTGTAAAAATGGTTACACAGCTCAATATTGTCATATGGATTTTGTGTTCCCAACAGAAATTATAGTGGGACAACAAGTACCTCAAGGTTTCCCTATTGGTGTGACTGGGGGTGACAACCCTAATCATGATAAAGAAGGTGGTAGTAGTGGAGCTCACTTACATTACGCAATATTTAAAGATGGTTATTCTTGGAATCCTTATTATTTACCTTTTACCAAATCTTTAGAGTTTGCTCAAGGTAGTGGTGACGAACCTGAAAAAATGAAGTTATGTAGATGTTCTACTAAAAGACCTGAATGTTGTTGTAAATAAATCTACAGTATTTCAGAATCTAGATAATCATTAGAATCATCATCCTTAGGTGGTTTATTTTCTTCAAACCATTCTATAATCGCGTTTAACGCCCACACAGAACCACTGGCTAACATACCATCAAAAAATATATTACTATATTCAAAAGTGCACATTGATAGGGTTGGGGAGTAGAATGTAAGTGAGAAGAAAAATCCTACCCATGTTGATGTACACATCATACATGCTAATAGGTCCCCAAAAAAGGTTGATTTTTTAGTTATCCAATTTCTTGGTTTTTCGAATATACTTCCAAATACTAGTATCTGGGACATTCCGTAAGCGGCTAAAATCCATATAAGTGTTTCCATAATTTAATCTAAATAAGTGTCGTTTAAGTTAGATGATGTTAGATAATTTGCTCTTCTATTTACTGTAACATTTTTAAAATGTTCTAACACATCCTCTTGTTCTTTTATTTTATTGTTTTGTTGTTTTATTTTATTTTGTAAATCTAATAACTCTTTTTTTAGTTTTTCTAACTCCTCAATAAGGTGAGTGTCTTTCACTTCTTTAGTTACTATTTTTTCAATTATCACCTCTTTTTCTACAGGTATTTCTTTTATTATTTCTTTTATTATTTCTTTCTCTACTGGGACTTCTTGTATTTGAGACTTTGGTAAAAATGGGGCTACCCCATATTTGTCTAGTGTAAGTCCGTCTTTTGCACATTTTATTATAAACTTTTCCGTATTTTCTACTTCATTTAATTTACAATATAAGTTAAACTCTCTCTCTAATTCTTTGTTTATATTAACCATTTATTAAAATTTCTTTTTGTTTTTGGATATCTTCGATATCTTTTATTATAAAATTAAGATATGGTTGGGGATTATCAAGATTAAAGGATTTATATTTTTCTTTTTTAACATTGTAAACTCCATATCCGTGATTTTTAATACTTTCACCGAAATTTTGAATTATTGTTGACCCTATCATATAAGCTTTTTTATTACCTGGGATTTTAAATTGTTGTCTTTTATGTATATCACCCGCAAGGACTACATCACAACCCTCAAACCTATCTACACTATAACCATCATCAAAAATAAACCCAAAGTCGTTAGACGACCCTTCTATTGGTCCGTGAAATAACCCTATTTTATATTTGTCTGTATCCTCTGGAATTTCTGGTCTTGTGTTGTGTTCTCGTAAAGAATACACACACCACAAAATATTTTCATCCACATAACACCCCGTATCTTTATAATAAATTATATTATCATTATTTAAACTATCAACAATAGGTGATAAAGCATCTACTCTATCCATATTATTTTCTAAAAAATCATGATTACCAATTAAATAAATACATTTACAAATTTTAGCTGTTTCTGTCATAATCCAAGACATTAGATTTATTAGTTCTGGTGTCATTTGGTTTTTGGAGTGGACAAAATCGCCTGTAAAAACTATCCTGTCTGGTTTTTCTTTTTCCCAAAGTTTAAATGCTTGTTCTAACACTCGTTTGTCTCTTTTATGTTGTTTATAGAGTTTTAAGTGTAAATCCGAGTAATGTATTATTTTATTTATCATTTTTTTTAAGTAGTTGTATCGAATCTTTTATGGTAAAAGTTTCCGGTGTTTTATCTAATTTTAATTTATTAATTACCACACTAATAATCGTAGTAAGGATTAATGTAATCCCTAACATTATAAAAAATTGTATCCAGTAGTTGGAAAATATGTGGTACACAAAAAATAATAGTATAATACTGGTAATTACGTAACCTAAGTTATAGTACATTGTAATAATAAACTCGTAAAGTTTGGGTATATTTTTATATACGTACCCCAAACCTTTAAGTGGGTGAATGTCTGTTAGATAACGTTTACTATCATTTTTATCTTTAAAAATAGATAATGTCAGAAATATTGTAAAACCTGTTAATAATAGGGACCATAGTAAATACACCACAAAAAATATTAGAGCTGGAAAATGCATAAGAGGTAGTTGCAAAAATTGATTTTTAAAGTCTGGGGTTTCTGTATTATATGTTCTTCTGACATTTATTACATGTTCGTCCCCATATAACTCTTGTAGTAGTTTTAACCTATGATTGCCATTTACTATTACCCACTTTTTTTTTCTATTAAGTTTTTTTTCACGTACTAGTATATACCCATATTTTTCTGGTAGGTACCCATTTCTTTCTATACTACTTTTTAATCTTTCCCAAGGATAGATACCACAACCAGGTAAAAAGGATAAAAGTTTTGACCTTTTAATTCTAGCCCATGTATTGGTGTCTTCTTTCCACTCTTTTTTTTCTTTTTCAATATCTTCTACTGATTTCTTACCGACACTAACAAGGTGGTTTTTATATCTTCCTGAGTGAATTAGGTCTTTTATTTTAACTTTTATTATGTCTTGTGATTGTGGCTCACCAAACCAACTTTCTTGTGTTTCTTTTTTGTCTACCATAACCCTATTTTTTTTCCATTATTTTTAATATTTCGTCCCTAAAATCATAACACTTCATAATTTTATAAGTTTCGTTATTCTCATTAAACCACACTATGTAACTGTCTCCTAATTCTAGTTCAGTATTTCTTTCAACTATTAGTTTATAGAAGGATAATTGTAAGGAGTATGTGTTTAGTTCACAAACATCTAAATGGGATAGTGGTTCCTTAAATTGTTGCCATTTATTTTCTTTTTTGATAGCTTTATTAGTTTTCCAATCCCATATTTCTAGTTTGTTAGATTTTTCGTTATAGAATAGTTGGTCAATCATACCTGTGACACCCCATTCTTCATCACCGACAACTACCTCAGCCCTTACTGGGATAAGTTTACCAAAAGACTTATCATAAAATTCACCAAACATATTTTTTAATTTGTCGACAGCTCCCTTACATTCTAACATGTGTTCTGCCCCACCTAAAGCTTCTGTAATTTTATGTTCTGGGAACGGGAACAGTTTATTGGTTAGGAAGTTTTCAGCGTATTCATGAAAAGCAGAACCTTTTTCACATGAAAAATCTGCTTTGTATTTCCACTCTTTTAAAATCTCTTCTTTGGTTATGCCCCTCTCATCAGCTTTTTTTTGTGACCAATAATCCTTATCAAATGGATGTTTATATTTACCTATTATTGAGGTTACTGATTTTGTTTTTACCCCATCTAGGTAATAAATGTGTTCTTTGTCATGAAACTTTATATTGTTAAATTTTGCTAATTCTCTAGTAATTTTCATTTTATAATAATGTTATTTCTTCTAGTCCTTTTATCCCACCTAACTCACCAACATCCTTGTCCTTAGGTACTTTTAAAAGTCTTATTTTTCCATTGAGTTTGCCTCCCTCAAGTTTTCTATATAATTTCCTTGCGTCATCCCAGGCATCACCATCTAAGCATATAACTATATTCTTTTTACAATTGTCATATAATTTTGCCCATAACTTATCACTCACACTCTTACCTAAAAGTGGTACAGAATTTTCAATAAAAAACATATCAAAAACCCCTTCTACCAAATATATATCTTTTTCCCAATTTATTAAATGTTCATTAAATATTATTTTATCTTTTTCAGCCTCAGGATTTTTATATTTATTTTTGTGTCCCACATATGACCTAGAAACAAAATAATTAATTTCATTATTTTCATCAAAAGATGGGACGATAATTCTTCCTCTATATTTACCTTCAGTGGTGTACCCCAAACAGTAGTGATTTATTAATTTATCACTTATGTTTCTTTTTCTTAAATAGTTGTAAGCCTCTTTATATGGTATTGTAAGTTTATTTGCTTTACTAAACGATATATATTCTTTAGGTAAGGTTACCTCTTCATATTTTCTTTCTACTTTTTTAATAAAGTCACCACCTATAAGTCTCCAAGTACTTTTATTTCTTTTAGTGCCCCATTTAAGAAATAATTTATTTAAAGAACCGTGAGTACTATAAGTTTCTGAACATGACCAACATTTAAATACTCCTTGGTAGTAGTTGACTTCGAAGTTACCCTTACCGTCTCCCTTATCTAGCCCTTTAATATCGTAAGAGCAAACAGGACAATCAAACGATATCTGTCCTTTACTAGGATAGTGAGCGTTTATATCCCCTAATACATCTTGTAATAGTTCTAATAGTAGTGGTGAATCTTCCATAAGATAAATGTATGGAATTTTTTATAGGGAATCAATTACCAAATTTCATTTTGTTTCATGTAACCTAAAACACAAGCGTAAGCGTCACACATATCAAAATTTTCTTTTTTAAGTGTGTTATTTCTTGTGTATGCCCAACTTAATTCTGGTAGTATGTTTGATACTTGTTGCCAAATAATGTGTTTTTTATCACAACCAACCTCATACCCACCAAATAAAACTTTTCTACCTTTATTATTTTCCCGTACTAGGTTTGGAAAAGCGAATTTTCTAGAGTTGTATGTAGATATAAAGTTAGGGACAATACCCAATACATCGTAGATACATCTAGTGATAAAAGAATTATACCTCATCAAAGTAGCTACTGTACGAATATTATTTGAGTTTATTAGTGGTTCTTCTATTATGATTTTTGTTATTCCTAGATTTTTATAATCTATTAATTTATTTTTAAAATGGTCCACTTTAATAAGCATCTCCTCAATCTTATCTTCTTTTTTTGGTTTAACTTTGGGTGAGAAGTGGGTGAGTTCTAATAAATCTTGGGTTTGTAGGTCAAAAAGTGCCCAACCTATTGTTTTTGTAGATATATCTAACCCTAATACTTTAGGGGTTTTTCCTAATTTTTCCATACAATAAATTTAGAAAGTAAGAATCAATTGTAAAGTGGTTGGTGTGTTCTTCTTTTTTTCTATTGGTCTATCTGGTTTGGCTATAGCTAATAACTTATTTTGTGCGTCATATAACCCTATTTCAGTAATGTAGGTTGAGCTAACGTCTGAAAGATTCCAAACATTTTGTATATCACCAAAAGGGGTTTTAAATTGTATCCCAGTATCTAATCCACCTGCTCCGTAATATGGTGCATCAGCACTAGACGCTGTTTGGTTTTCTGTTATATAAAATTCGTCGGACCCAGCAACTAAATCTAACTGTATTTGAATTTCTTTTTCAAATGAGTAGTAGCTACATGATGCTGATGTACCCGCAGTATAAAATATTTGTGTAAATGCAGAAGATGGTCCATCATATAATTTTGTAGATGCGGAAGACGCTCCTGAAAAATCAAAATGTTTTCGTAGGGTTGGGTCTGTAATTACAGCAAATCCTTTATCTAGATAAATCAGTCCCACTGGTAGGTCTTGTGATTGAGCATAAGCCTTAGGTGTGTTTGAACTAGAGACTACGTCCGTAAATCTAAAGTTGTCGGTACCCCCATTAGGGTATCCGTTAGGTATTACATTAATTTTCCACCCATCTGACCAGTTAGTTATGTTTGTAATTGAACTCGCTAAAGAAGGTTTCCTAATGTCATCACAAAATAAAAACGCTACGTTTGATGTTGCCATACCTGGACTTCCTTTTATGTTACCTGGTATTGTTGGATTTCCAAAATATTCTGCAGCATCTGAATTATCGGATGATGTTGGTAGTGGGTCGTAATAAGAACTATAAAGTGTGTATGTACCACCAGTATCATTATGGAACATTAACTTTACTGTTCTTCCATCTATAAGGGTACCGTATTCTGTACTTGGTAGGTCTACAACAATTATGTCATCTTGACTAAGTGCACTCACACCATTTCTTGCCCATGTAGACTCAAAAGTTGTTACATTACCAGAAGTTGCTGGTAAAGAAAATGAAGAATATAGGTTAGAGAATGCTCGTCCATTATTTGGGTCTCTTTGTGCAGCTGTAAATTTTAAAGTACTTCCACTAATAGTATTCCAACCGTTTCCACTAAAAGGAACGACTAATGTTTTTATACTTTTTTGATTATTTTGTATTTTTTTAAGTTTTCCCATTTTAAATCCAGTTTTTATAATTATTCGAGTTAGGGTTTGTATCCAAAGTTAATGAACTTTTACCAGCAAAGTAAAGCATAACCATATGAAATGGACTTCCGTCTGAACGTCCATTATCATTTTCCTGTATACCAGGAAAAGGGTCTTTTTTAGATATTGTATTACTATTAGGGTAATTAACAAACATAACTTTACCTTTGTTAGGTGGTGTTAGAGCTGTAATATATTTAGACGCTTTATAGTTTGCACTATACTCACCTGGTGTACCATAAAACTTTAACCCATTATTTGCTCTAATAGAATCAACAAACCTACTTCCACCCCCAGGAATAGACTGGGTATCAAAATACATAAGTTGTTGGGTTCCCGCTTTTATACTATTTTCAGTATAATTACTATGTTTTCTATAAAATTCTAATGCTCTTGTATTCATAATTATATTTGTATTTTTTGTCCACTTATTAATTTTCTATATAATGATTTACCACCTTCTGTTTGCCACGAGTAAGTACTACCTGTTGTGTGTCCATGACCTCTTGGGTCGTCAGAATAAGAAGATTGGTCGGCTCCTGCTTCTCCATACCACTTAAATGTTGCGTTGTCATATATTCTATAGTAATTTTGTGAATCTACATTCTTATATGAAATAGAATTAGTTACTGCCTTTTTATTAAACTTAAATCTTACTGTAACCGTACAAGGTGCGGCACTTGGGTCCGCCACAGAAAATATTTGCCATCTTATAGGTATAGATATATTATAGTCAGTTAGACTAGCACCACTCACTCCACTTTTAAACCCACCTGAGTAGGTATCAGTTTGCCAGAAATTGTTATTTTGTCCACCCACATTAACAAAAATTCCATCAGCCATTTTCATCATTCTAGTAGCTAAGGTATAGTATGGTTGTTGTTGTGAACTTACTCTTGCTGCTACTGAGACCTTAGCGTTATCTTTTGAAGGGTATAGGTTAAAGTATGGTGAAGAACTTAGTAATCCTTGTTGGGACCTGTTCCAACTAGAACTGTATTCTAGTGACCCTAACATTAATCCAAATGTATCTACTGGGTTGGTTGTGTCTGTAATTTGTATACCTTTATTTTCTCTACCATTTACATTTATATACCCACCTACTTGTGTTGTTAATCTTTCTATTTTAATTGGGTAGTAAGTTGGACTTAAATCACTAGTAGCTACATTAAGTACTAGTCTGGCACTTGGGATTGTGGTTGTTATGTTGTCATAACCTTTATCTCCGAAACCTCCTGTGTTTGTGGTAACAACACTTTCCATATCTATACTGGTTACAAACCCAACAAAAACTGACTTAATGTCGTACTGGTCACTGGACCACCCGTTTAAAGTATTATTCATATTAAACATAGGGTAGGCATTGGTATTACTATCCCAAGCACTTAGTCCCCCAGCATTTATATAACCCGTATCATAAGCCCCAAACCCTATACCAGCACTTCCCGTTCCTCTGATATAACGTGAAGAAGATTCATTTAAACCCGGTGCAAATACCATAGAGAATGGTGATGCAATTTTTGTACCTTTTATATTAGTGCCCGCATAATCTATACCGTTATGTTCTCCTCTATTCATAAAAGCACCTCCAGCTAATGCTAATGCATTGTAGTAAGAATAGTCTTTGTCTGCTACTAACTTTACGGTACCACCTCTTAGTGACGTTCCGTCATATATTTTTATAGACTCCCAAAAGTTTAAATATTGTGTTAAACCATATTCAGATAAAGTATTTAGTAGTTGGTTGTAGTCCGTAGTATTTTTTACATCTAAAGTATCACTAAAGTAAGTATTAAAATCTGCTGTGATTCCTGTAGGATTACTGGAGAGTACTTGTTTGTGGTCGTTTACATATCTAGAGGCTAATAACTTACATAATACAAAATAGTCATGTAAATACACATCTATTTCTACATTATCCCTATAATAGTCTACTTGGTTATTTTTATTTAAAAATCCTAGTGCAACATATTTTTTAGGATTAGTTAGTACATTACTACTAGCTGGGGTTACGTGTACAAAATCTTTTTGTTTATAACCACTACTTACTGCATTTCTAAATGTAGTGTCATTACCTGTTACATCTGGTAAAAACCCTAATTGTGCGGAGTTATTACTAGTTGTTGTGGTATCTGCGTGTTTTTGTGTATTTCTATAATCAATATCACTGTCAGAAATACCAAACTTATCAAATAAACCCATAAAATTAGAAGAAGTTAGCATTCTTTCTCTAGCATCTTCAGTGAGTTGTATTCGTATTGTTGTTGTTGTTGCACTTTTAATATATCCCATATTAGTATTCTCTTATTATATAATTATCTACTTATCCAATTTATTTTATTATTATATACACCCTATACAATCTCCATTACATGGTGAATCTTTACCTAAATGTTCACAAAGTAAACAAAAAACTTCTTTATCACTACAAAAATTCATTATATCCTTTCCTGCATGTTTCATACAATTAATGAATATATTAAAATCTGTCATATCAACCATACCGTCACCATTAAAATCACCAACTAACTCCTGTGTACCATCTTGTTCATTACCCATTAGATTTAAAAATATTTTTAAATCATCTACATCTATCTCCCTATTATGGTTAAAATCTGCACACGTCCAACAAAATGATGGAAAAAAAGTAACTACAGAATGACTAAGTTTCCAACAGGTATTAAATATACCACTATCAGGATTTTCTATATCTGTTGATTTATTGGGTGGGTTGTATTTTAACCAAATATTGGATGGTTGTGGTGCTACCCCTAGACTAGTAGTCAATAACTTAGATACTCCAGTTTGTATTTCATATCTTGGTCCTACCATAACACTAGCATAAGTCACTAAACCCCCAGACATAGTAGTTAGTTCTCCTCCTCTTGAGTCGGGTAAATCATAAAAACACGAACTACTTAACGCACTTAATCCACTTTCACTCTGACATGTACCTCCAGTAGTAAATCTTCTATAATCTATATCTTTATCACTTAAACCAAATTTTTCAATAGAATTATATAAACTACCTGTAGAAGCTAAAGTAAATTTACCATAATCCGATAGGTATAATCTAAATGTATTACCAGATAGTGAATTATTATGTATATCTAAGTACGCCATTAAAAATCAATAGATATTGTAAATTGCTGTGTGCCCGTTCTATCTACTGGTGATTGCAGTTTAGCAATAGCCATTAAATCGGGAAACCCATTTTCGTTATCATACAAACCAATTTCAGTAATTTTTGGTGTTACTCCTGGATTCGTTGCAACTGCCGTGTAGTCTACCCATGTTGGGTTGGTTGATGTTAAATATTGTGTTGACCCTAATTGCACTACGTGTCTCATTTCATAGATTGTTGCCATTATATCTGTTTCTAACGTACCGTAAAAGAAATATTCGTCACCAAATTGTAATTGACCTTCGTCAGTTTGTGGTATGGTTATAAAATCATTTAAATTGTAAGCTGTCATTGCGGAAACAGTATTATATATACACCCACTATCTGTGTCATTACCAGTTAAATAAAATGTGTGGTTAATTAAATTTGTAGCTAATATTTTATTACCCACTGTGTGGTTAGGTATTTCAGATGTGACATCTTTATACTTCCAAGCTGAAGAAGAAGGTTCAGTCCCACTAGCTACCACTTGTGTTAATATATAAAGTCTGTCAGCCTCAAAACCAGTACCACTAAATGCGTTTAGTAGTCCTGAAGCATTCCCTAAGTCTCTTAAGTATGGGAATTCTGCACCAAATGTTATTCCAACATCAAAAAGATTTTCACCAACACCTAAAGTTTCATAAACATAATAATTACAATGAAGTCCTGTAGAGGTCCCTGCACTATTATAGAACATATATGTTAAGTATATTGAGTCTGTTTCTGCTTGGATAACACCGGTTGTACATCCCGTAGAACATGTAGTACCAGCTGGTATTTTTTCTACTTTTGGTGCTGGTAAAGTAAAACTTCTATTAGATTTATACGACATTGCTGTCAATAATTCTTCATCGTCTATAACCATCATCTTATAGTCTGGGAATACTTTACCTACCCTATTAGGGGTATTACCACTACCTGAATTATCATCCCATAGATGATAATATCTTAAACCATCATCATTCATATTACTATTAGGGGTAGATAACATTACATGTGGATTTCCATCTGCTGGAAATGCTCCTGGATATCCTGGTGGGTCAACATAAAAAGTTTGTCCCAAAATTGTTTCATTACCTGCTCCACTACCAGTACCAGAACCTATAGCATTTTTCTTATGCCACATTAACCAAGGTAAGTGTAACTTAAAGTTTCTAGCCTCTCCAATACAACTCTGTGACCCACAGAAAGCTTGTTGTTTTAAAGCAAATTTTTCACCATAAAAATCAGTTGTTGTGTTGTTGGTATAATGAATCATTCCCGCACATTTTTGTTCAGATGGTAATACAACACGTAAGTTATCCCAAGAATCATAATAAAAAGTGCCACCTATAACATTAGGGTGGTAACTATCAATATATTGGTCGCTAAATGATTGTCCATTATTACTATTTAATCCAAAATATTCTTTAGAACCACAATAACCACTAGAACCATAATGGGTATCCCCTAAAAATACAGTAGTATCTACTCCAGCTACAGTTTGGGTCCAATTGATATTCATATTCCATATCTTAGTATCTGTAGTATTTAAACTTGCACAATTATTAAACGATAAGGTATCGTTACACCAATACGTACTAGTTGCTGCAGTACTATATATACTAGAAGTAGTCATTGGGTTTGCGGATAAGGGTGGATACACCCTAACATGAGCACATACTCCTGTAATACCTGAATATTGTGCGGCGGTATAGTTAGGTAAATTTCTATCTACTGTAATATTTAGTTCTATCGCGGTTTGTCCTGAATTAGTGTTTCCTGCTTGAACTTGGTAAAATAGTGTTTGTGAAGCTGCTGTATAGTTTAATTGAGCACAGTCGTTACCAAAAAATTCATATGTAACAGAAATTAAATCTCCATTTACTGGTGTGTAGCTTTGCGTACCACAATTTGCACTTGTTATCTGCATACTACTTGTCCCTGTCATTGCTGACACACAGAATAACCAATTAGAAGATAGTGTGTAGTTTGAATTTGTTTGAGCTGTAAAATATGTATATACACCCGGAGTGGTTGTACTAGGTACTTCAAAAAACCCTCTGGCTGTAGCAGTATTAAACACTTCTTCATGTACATGTTGTGGTATTGTTGGTCCAAATGTGTCACCACTAGTTATACCCCCACTAATAGGGTATTTTACATGCCCTTTATTTTTTTCAGGTAACGGTAATATATTTTGTGCATTGTGTTCTGCTTGTAAAATATTCAATCCAACATATTGTGATGGTAAAGTTGTGTTATAACAGTTATAACACATTTCACTATCCCCCAACTGGAATAACCCAATATTTAATTTACCTTCTGATAATTTTTTTCTACCGGCGTCTGTTAACCGTGCAACAATCGCTCCTTGTGTGTTGTTTTTAATTATATAACTCATAGTTTTTTTCCTTTAATCATAAATACATTTTATTTTGTTTTATACCCCCTGTAATTTAAAGTCATTATATTAATATAAATTATTAAATGTCTGTATACCCCCTTTTCTAAAAGGATTGTCTGTGTAAAAAACACTACTACTTATTTCAAACGGCACTCTTTCACTCTGAGACTCAGTATAAATAGTATCTCTATTAATTAGTGGGTATGCTCTATTTATTAACACTTCATAACTATATTTACCTGGTTTAGGTGGTTGTAATTGGCAGGTTTTCATTATTCTACCTCTTTCTTCTACACCTATGTTATAAATTTCTTGTTGCTTTAAATCACCATTTTCACCATACATTTTTACCACTATACTTTCTTCTAAATTATTATTTTTAGTGTAGATTATAGGTATTTCTGGTGTTTTTGTTAAAGTACTGGAAATTGTTTGATATATAGTTCTGTAAAATAATGCTATGGTGTCTCCACTTATATAGTCATTAGTATTTCTTAATAATTGTACTCTTCTCGAACTTACTTGTTGGAAGTCTTTGTTTAATGTTTGGGTGACTCCGTTTAAAGCTATGGAAACACCTCCGGAAGATTGTTTGTTTAGGTAGATATAATAATAACCATTTTCTTCGTATATAGTTTCTGCACTAGAGGTGGGAATATTTGCGGGCACAGTAATTGTTTGTATGTACGAATCTGCAATAGCGTCATAAACTAGTTGTACTACATCTAGGTTTCTAACTGTTTCTTTAAAAAACATAACACTTCTAGTAGCAGAATTAAAAGTATAATCACCGGTTTGTGGTGCTCCACTTGTTACACCACTAAATCCTTCTGTCAGTAATAGACCATTAACATAAACTAATGGACCACTATTAGATATTTTATTACTTAGGGTCATTGTATATGTGTAAGAAGAATACGCTGCTGTAGTTACTTCAGGTAATCCTTGTAGTTGGCTTTTTTCTGTATATAATAAAGACATTTCAGTTGGAACTTCAAAATCACCAAAATGTAGTTGTGGTGTTGGTGGATTACCTACCAACACTAAATAAAAGTCTTGTTTTATATCTATCTGGGTACTCGGTGGATAAATAGCTGTGTCTATCCAATACTCACTTAATGATTTTTTATCCTTAAAAATATAACTAGGTTTTATAATAAATTGCCATGCATTAGACGTAAAACTAGAAAGTGGTAAGGTAGTACTTGCACTTACTATTGTACTTTGTAAATCTTCGTGAAAGTAGTTAGGTAATGAATCAAATATCACTTCGTAGTCTGGCATTGTTGCTACCTCATTAGTTTCAAATAAATAAGGGTATACCCTAAATTTTGGGTATGCGTTACCAAAAAGTATTTCGTCATTTTCACCACCGAAATAAAGTTGTATATCACAACTACCTGATTGACTAGAATTGTATACGTTTAAATCTGGGATACCACCTACAGTATCTGTAGATGTGACATATGGTCTATTTAAACCATTAATTGTTAGGGTTGGATTGGGCATTGTTTGCATTGTAACCTTAACTGCTGGTTTAATTGTTGGTACCCCTGGTTCAGTACTTGTAACTGGTGGGTTAGGTTTAGTTTGTGTTATATTAAGTGTAGTCGCGGTTGTTGCTGTAACAATAGTAGAATTTGTGGGTCCTGGTGAACTTCCACAAGATGGTACTTCTACATAACTTTCAAATGGTGTTCCTGTGAATTGCATGTGGTAAAAATTAACAGATTCTTGTGATGCATAAGAAAATCCAATTCTAGTAGACCCTAGGTATTTACATAATGCATCTTCACCTAACCATTGTGCCGCACTAGTACTATTCCCAGTCCATGTTGACTTGTCCAATAAATTTAAATTAATTGTGTAGTCAGAATTATATGGATTTGCAGCTCCTGCTGCTTTTGTCGCAGACGCTGCGGTTCCCATGGTATCGGTAAACTCTATTTTAAATTGTTCACCATAAACCCCACGTCTAGTTATTCTAGTTCTCACTGAACCTTCCGCGTTCCAATTGATTGACGCAGCTAAAGGTATTTTTGAACCTGTATTAGATAATATACTGTTAGTGTAGTGCGGATTGGTACTACAGTTACCACTTGAACTACAGTCTCTGAATCTATTGCCCCTATAGTAACTATGAGCATAAGCACTATTAGCTACATTATCGATTATAGTAAATTTTCCAGTCCCTGACTTCATATTTAAATGAAGACTGTGTGTTACCCCTGTTGGCCCATATTCACCATATTCGTCTCTAAAAGATGCTAAAATAACACTAATAGTATCATCATCACTATCAGTAGAATTAAATGCTGTAGACCAGGTATAATTTAAATAAGAACACCTACTTATCTTTCCGTTGTATAACCCCCAATTTCCAGTTGCTGAACTCTTAAATTTTCTAAGGGCACCAGGAGTGTAATTAACTACCGCACTGGCCAAGGCTACATTCCCTGCAGAATTTACTGTGTAATCATTTGCATCTACATCTACATTACTAACTCCGTTGGTGGTACCCGTTAGTGACCTCATCGAAACTGGGTTACCATTTTTACCATAATCAACTCTAGGGTCAATAGTTACCCACCCATAATTTCCTGGTACACCGAACCACCATACTAAAAATTTATTTATAAATGTATTATAATAGAAATACCCAACATCCCCAGCACTAGCTGTAGGTCCTGATGGTCCTATATTGTCACCCTCACTAATCGTATATGCACTTGCTCCAAGGTACCAATTTTTACTATTATCACTTCTTCTAGTCTCTGAAGTACCAGTATATAACCACACATACGGATTGTTAGCGTATATGTATCCATCAGTACCCAAACCTAAATCCATATTCCAAGTATTACTTGGATGTGCATTAGGTCCATAGGTTGGTGGGAAAGCTATAACTCGTGGGGCTCTTGGTGCCCATGAATTCCAACTGTTAAATAATTTAGTTATGTTCCAACCACTGTATGCACCCCCATCATTATACAACTCATAGGTACAACGTGTTAAATTTGGTTTTTCAGTTGTATTTAAAGGTCTTTCTTCAATTACATTAACACTATACATACCATTTTCTACATCTGTAAAAGTATGGGTCGTATCTGCTGTTGACCCGTAGTGAACATCTATAATTCTACTATCTTTTATTAATTCATACCTATATCTAGGTGTTGTTGTTGTTGCTGTGGAAACTATTATTGTGCATTTTTTATTGGGGTCTAGGATACAAGCATCTTCACCTAAAGCTGCGGTTATACTAGGTTTGGTTTGACCTGTTAATAGAATATTAGTTGTACCAGTCCCACCTGTTGCGTCCGTAATAACAGCTTGGTATTCTCCAGCACATAGACTATATATATTAAAAGATGTAGCGGAATAACTACTTATTCCAGACCAAGATATTGTATAAGGTGATGTAGTACTATTTCCGGAAATTTCTACATTATATATCGCACCACCACACTGACCACTTAATGTATCTTCTAGGGTCACACTTACTAAATTTATCTTCCCGTTTTGGGAGACTATTCCACTTGTTCCTTCTATCATGTCAGATATTGCCATATTATTACTTATTTACAAGGTTCTTTTAAACTTATACATTTACCTAAAGATTCACACCAGTAGTAACCTGATTTACAAATCCCTAATTTATCAGCGTCACGTTCTTTTGTAGCACCTAGTAAATCCATACCTACTGGAGCATCTTTTTTGTCTTCATACATAGTAGGTCCATCTCTTTCGTCTGTTATGTCTAGTGCACCACCTCTATCGTCTTCTTCACCAGAAGGTGTATCTGGTGGTGGAGGTGTAGTTTTTGCACATTTTGCGTCACAAGCTTCTAAACTAGAATATATAGGTCCGTCATGAGGACCACCCTCATAAGGGAAACAAACACCACCAACACAAACATAACTAATGTTATCTGTATGAACAGGGGGTTTTGCTCTAGGTCCACCCCTACCATCACCATCTACCACCCCTTCCTCGTTATCCAATACTGGTTCAGGTTTACCACCAGGAGGTCCAATAGGTGGTCGTGTTCCACTGTCAGTTTCACCACCCATCACACTAGTTATACCGTTAATTAATGTTGTACCAATAGGGGCTTTCTTAACTATAGTTCCATTTGCTTCTATAATAAAGTCATTACTATCACAATTCCCAACCATAACTGGTTTACAACTACTATACAAACTTTTACAATAAATTTCTGCTTCTTTATAACATTCTTCACAATTTAATAATTCTAAATTAGTATAAACATCACTTACACCATATATTGGGTCTATCCCAATATCTTCAGCTATATCTTGGCCACATTTACAGTAATATTGACATCTAAAGTCACCGGCTAATGTTAAAGGTGCTGGGTTATAATGAGAATGACTAGATATTATTTTAATTTCTTTACCGTTTATTCTTATTTTTTTATTTACATTCACTAACCTCCAATTTTCTGGGGTATTTTTATGTAAAATATTATAAGCGGTGTTTACTTTTGCTGGTGAACATGGTTTATAAAAATTACAATCTGGTGTAACAACAATATAATGTTTAAGTTTATCACCAAACATATTTTTAAACGTATTCTCTATAATATAAGATTGATTAATTTGTGGAAAGGTAAAATCACATTTACCACCATAATCCATATTATAGGTAGGTAGATAGAAACAGAACTTTCCATCATCTTTCATTACAGTCATATTTTGTTTAGTACCTTGTGTTAGGGTGTAGTCTTTAATTTTATTAGTTTCTATAAGGTATTGCCATACGTTTGTTGGTGTGTTTATTTTTTTATTCCACACCAACATATCGTTAGGGCCTGTACTATCAATAAAACTCAAGTTATTAAAGTTTGTTTCGTCAACTGTAGGTCTAACTATATTCCCACACTCCTTATCACTTAAATATAGTGTACCATCCAAGTGTACTTTTCTGGTTTCTCCATCATTAACCATATTAAAAGCTTTGGATTTATGTGTGGAGTCAAAGAATAATATTTTATTAGTAAAGTAATTACCAACTTTTACCCCCCTAAACCAAGGTGCTTCCATAGTATTTCCGGATGAATCTAATTTATGTCCTAAATTAATAGTTAGATTACTAGTACCACCTGTTTCCCCAAAGTAATTCGATTTAGATGTTGCTGTCCAATTAGTATCATAATTTAAAGTTATAGATTGCCCACTTAATAAGTTTATAAGTCCTGTATCTATAGTTATTGGTATTTGTCTGTGAAAAATTGTTGATGACGATACCCCACTTAATATACAAGAGTTGCTCCCACTAAAAGATTTATCATTTTGGCTAACTGGTAGTGTAAGGTATTCGTTAGCCCCACCAAATATTTTGCTTCTTAGAACACTAAATTTCTTTAGTGTGGTAGTAGCTGTACTTCCCGAATTATACTTATCTAAACTCACGGTAAAGTTAAAATTAAGTAACCCACTGTTTAATGGGATATTGGTTACAAGTTCTTCATCATTTCTCTTAAATTTATAACCTGGATGAAACTTAAACTTGGTGTCTTGTATTACGGTCTTGGTTTCCCCTTCACCTGCTTGTATAATAGAAGTATTAATTAGTCTCTTTATTTCATAATCACTACTAGGGTAAGCACCTGTAATATCTGATGGGTAAGCTCTTGTTAAATAATCACACCATTTTGTATCCGTATATTTTACATCTAGATATGCTTTATAAGTAAACCTATAAATTCCATTAGTGGTTGCTGTATAAGTAAAATAATCACCAGTTACTGCGTTATTTAGTATAATATTTCCTCCGTTTGGGTGGTAAGCTTCGCTAAAAGCGTAAGCTCTATAATTACGTGTTAAATCATCTATAAGTGGTAATGTTTTTTGGGGTACTATGTTAGATACTGGTATGCTGGTTCCCGCTGAAAAAGTGTTTCCAGTCATAAATAAATCATAGGTATGATTAGATTTATATCTATCAGTTGTAGTTGTTGTAAAGCCAGAATATATGGTGTCTGTTTTATTAGTATATGTCGTAAATAAAAAATCTGTTTTACTATTAGCACTGATTGGTGCATAGTTAAAAAATTCTGTTAGGGTATCGTGGGGTTTACTGGTATGTTTTTTTCCTACCATAGGTAACCCATCGTGTCTATGATAGTAACCAACATAGTCTTTACCTGCCAATGAAAATTTACCACCTTTAGTATATAGGTTATTCTGAATTCCTTCGTCTCCATTAATCCAAGTTTTTTTTCTTGGGCAACATAGTATAGTCTTTATAAGACCGTCACTAAAGTATGAAAATGTAATGTCGGAGAATTGGTCTAGTAAGGTTCTTTCTATCCATTGTGAAATTTTACTATACGTTCTTTTGGTGTTTCCAATTCTTCCATCCCCATTTATAGTAGGATAACTTTCAATATTACCAATTTGTTGTAATTTTAATTTTTCCGAAAATGCAACTAATTGTTCTTTATTGGCAAATCTTAATGAATAACATCTATTAGAGTCCGTTACTCTATTATTATTAAAAAGTTCCTGTGCCCAATCTAACTGGTATATCTCTTTACCGTATTTAAAATATTTTTTACTCTCTTTAATTTCATTATCAAAAACGATTCTAGATACATTATATGGTATTTGTACTACGTTATCTGGGGTTAAATTAAGATTACTTAAATTAACATCTGGGTTAAGTTTATTCTCTACAGCGTATACTTTACTATCAACTAAATTTATAGAATCGGGTTGTGCGTTGAAGGGGAATAATTGTTTTTTATAGTCATGTATAACCTCTCTAGAGGCTAAATCTTTATTTTTTAAACTAATATATGTTGTATCTAGTCTTATGTTTGGTGTGTCATTTATAATTTGTCTAGGTGGTATAATATCCATGACCGCACCTTTTACTGTTATAGTATCGTCCTTACTTATTTTTAAACCTAAGGAATTTATGTATTGGTTTTCACTTTCTATTAAAATGTCTAGGTCAAATGCTACGTTTTGGATTGTATTTCTATTCATCCTCACGTTAGGTAGTATCATTTGTAGTGCGTGTACTTTACCCCCTATTCTCTTTCCGAAACTTTTTAAAGCCCCACTACCACTACGACTACCATAAGATGGAGTAGCATCAAAATAATTAGGGTGGGAAAGAAAAGCTCCCCATTTTTTACCTTTAACACTTTCAAAACCATACACCCCTTGTTTGTTATTAAAAACCTCCAATATTATATCTGATTTTGCAATAGTAAGTAAATTACTGGTATTGTGTATTTTTACATGACTTCTAGGGAACTTTAAAAATAACCTTTCAGTACCATCAGTTTGTGTTTTTATCACTGCTTCTATAGGACGTATAGTATCGTATGTACATGTGAAAGCTTTTTGTTTATTAAAACCAACCCCATCTACTGTACCAGAGACATAAAAAATGAACTCTAACTTATCAGCTAAAACTCTTAAATCTATTTTATTTTTATATACTTTAATTGCCATAATATATTTTAATTAATAACCACCACTACCACCACCTCCACCACCACTAGACACACCTACTCCACTGGTTGTTGAGCCTCCACCAACTCTAGCTGGCACATTACCTGTTGTTGGTGTGGTAGGTCGTCCACCACCACTTTGGGTTGGTGTTATGGGGTTATCTCCTTTTATATTTAAATCGTAGTTTATCACCCAACTGTCTACGTCTTCGTAATTCTTTAAACTGTCTACACATAAAAGATTATTTACACTTCCTTGTTTTGTAAATAACGAATTAGTTCTATATTTTCTTTTATTACCAATAAAACCATCACTTAATAAATTAGTAACTTTACTAACTATTTTACTCCCAGTTAATTTTCCTCTATTATCTATATTATAATAATTTGAATAACTAGATATGGGATTGGGTGTTTGTCCTGTTAATATGTTATCGTAGTATTTTGTACCTTCTTGGGGTGGTGCTGGTGGTGTTGTTTCTTCAATCATTAGTTTGTATTGTGGAGCTGGGTATGAGGTGTATCCGGTTGGAGATACGGTAAAGCTACCTGTCAGTGCACTAACTATTGTTGTCCCAGTTACATTATAACATCGATACACAAATTTATCTCTATGAAATACTGAGTTTTGTATTTTAACCCCACTTAACCATAGTGTAGTTGAGGGAACTAATTGTTCAATAATTTTAACCCAGTAGTCACCCATAGACTGAGCGTAGTCCAACATTTTGGTGTAAGTGTATTTGTTATTATCCCCACAATTATTTCTTAAATAATCTAAATACATTTGTTGTAATGTAGGGTAACCACCTGTTTTACCATCACTTATTGTCATTCTATTCTTTGCGTCAATAAAATTCTTCCAAAAATGTTGGTTAAATGTTTTAAAGTCATGTAATTTTGCGTTCCATTGTGGGTTGGTTGAGTCCCAGGTACCTCCGGAATTTGGGTATGGTGATGGTAGTGAGCCTCCACTGAAAAAACAATCACTTTGTGCTGATTGCCTCCACACATCGTAACTTAAACCTTGGCCAATATTTAAACTTAGTTCTACGTTTTTAACATTTAAAACTAGTTTTTCATTACTCGTTTGGTAGTAAGCGTCTCGATTTTTAAACGTGTAGTCTCTTGTTTGTTGCCCCGGTAATTCATATGACCATGATTTTTTATCATCAATGACCCTAGTCAAACCAAAACCAAAAGACATGTGGGGAAACCTTCTAAACCTATCCAAGTATGGTGATTTTAAATCATTAGAATATTGTCCTCTCGTCCAAAAACCACCCCAAGTAAATGGAGCAAATTTATTATTAATAACCGGTGTACAACCAGATAGTATAGAATTATCTTCATCTAATATTAATTCCGACTTATGTTCTTCATTTCTTTCATACCATCCAGCTCCTCTTTGAAAAAAGTAGTTATTCGTAATTCTTGGTTTTGTTGGGTATCCGTCTTTGTCTAATGGGTAATCTCCTTGACCACCACTGGATGTATACCTAATAAAAGGATGTGTTGTAGTACCAGTAGACACATAAAAAGCTGGTGATACTCCCATACCAAATAATACTGGACTAAATTTAATAGTGTCATTAACATATGAACCCCCCGATATTTGTGCCCATCTTTTTGTAAATCTATTTTCTGGTCTAAAATGGTTAGGTGATATCCAACCAGTGTTAGTGTTGTCAGCTAATACCCCAAAACCTGAAGTACCAGTAAACGCACTGTATTCTTCAGGGCCACCAAATCTATATTGTAGTGGTTGAGTTAGTTTAATTTTAGAGTCTGCTAAGACTACGTATTCATTAAATTCTATTAATGCCCTAGGTGCTCCTAATAAACCTAACATGAATTCAATTGATTTTCTGGTACCTTTAGACTTAAATAAATAAGCTGTATTCATTAAGATTCTTCTATATAGTTCTACATCAAGTTGGCTTGGTGTTTTTCCGATACTTGTACCTGAATATGTTGGGTTTGACACACCCAAAACACTATCTAAGAATTTTGTATTGTCTAATGTTGACGGTGTTGACCAACCTAATGTTTTCGCAAAGTTTTTAATTAACTTATTAGGTATATTATTCTTACCATCATAGGTTACATTAGTCATATATGCTATACCATCTACAAAAGTTTTAATATCGTCAAAACTTCTTCCATAGATTTGTAGTGTTTTTTCTACTTTTTGACCGCTAGTATCAAATTCTTTTAGTACTGGGGCGGTTAAAAATCTAGAAATTAGGTTAGTTTTTTGTGTGTCTAACTCATCACCTAAATTCGCTAAACTTGTTAAGTACTGTGTATATAAACTAGTGGTAATATCAAGATTAACCGCATCTTCTAAAGGCCAAGTAATTTCTTCATTATTAAAGTAAGTAACTCCCTGGTCCGTCTCTTTTAATAATTTAAATTTTGCTGTGTATATTGGGTTACATTCTCTATTCACCAAAAAAGATTCAACGTCCTCAAACTCTTGGAATTGTTTTTCACTTTCTTCTTTACTAGGTTTTAGATAGTATTGTTTTGTAGTGGTTGTCGCTGTACCTAAAGGTGACCCTTTTACAGTTACTTCAATATAGTTTATGGTTGTTGTTTGGGGTTTTAAATCTAAAATTTTATATTCTTTGTCTGTTACACTACCACTAAATGTTAAAACGTATTTACCATATTCACGAGTTAGGTTTCTTAATGTAGCAACACTACCATCAGCAATTTTTACTATTGTATTACTAACATGCCCAAACTGTTCTAGGTTATTAATTATTTGTTCTTTACTTATGTGATGTGTAATCAGATTTCCATTTGTAGTAAACTCTATATTAAATGGGTTTGCTAGATAATTTACATTAATTCTAAAGGTTGTTTGGTCTCTGCCCCCATCATATACAATATTAGTAGCTGTGGTATTTCCAGTGTTTAAATTAATATCAACCCCATCAATAAATAAAGCACCTGGAAAAAAATTAATTATGTTTTCTGTTGCTACTTTTAATCTTTTATTTAAAGAACCATATAAAACAAAATTAGTTAAATCTGATGTGTCGTGATTAATATAAACTTCTAAATTATTACTCGCTAAGGATTTTGCTAATTCTAAGTCAGTAATATTTAATGACTCTAAAGTTATTGGAGCAGAAAACCCACCTAAATTATAATTTGCATTATTTCTTCTACTATAATTTTGTGGGGTAGAAAAATTACCTAGTGTCATCTGAGATGAACCATCAGTAAATTGATTACCTACTAGATTATCACTAAAGGTACCAAGACCATTTGGTGGTGCTGGGGGATATCTAAATCTGTTACTAGTCATCCTAATTATTGATTAACTATTATATTATTAAATGCTTGACTGAAGTCTATATTGTTACCTCTATTTTGTCTTACTTCATATAATTGGTCATTAAATGCATCTCTTACTTCATATAAATCATATTGTTGGTAAATGTTGTTTAATCCACTTAAATCGTATAATGTGTATACACCAGTATCTATAGATTTGGCCTGATTACCATACAACGCAATAGCTAATGTATCGAAATCATGGTCCACCATCTCAACATCTAAAGCTAGTGGATTAAAAAATGTATTAGTTATTATAACTGATTGTCCTGGTTGGCCTATAAAAGGTATCGCGTTAGGATTGTTAGATGGTGCACTAGTGGGTGTTAGTGTACAAAAAACCAAATTTGTTCTGTTATTTGTGTATACGTATCTTGGTGATATTTGGTTTGGGTTTGTTAGTTTGGCCGCAACTGGTTCACAATAAAAATTAGATGTTACAATTCTGAAAAAATTACTTTTTTTAGAACCATCCAATTCCAAATATTCTATCCTATATCCAACCAATTCAGATGGCCTAAATCTGTCTCTAAATTGTATTGGAATAGCGTTTAAATCAAAAACTAAACCTTTTACATTAGGTAAAGAAGAAAGTATACCACAATCTATTATAGTTGTTCTTATTTCTATGGGTCTTATATATACAGTATATATACCTTTTTGAGCAAATACTGAAGAAGGTAATTTTAAATCATATAATCCCCCTAATATTTCATTAGGGTTACCACCAGTACTAGTATTATGTGAGTGTGGTGCAAGAACTTGGGTTGCTGGTAATTGAGTTATGATAAAGTTACTAGATGCACTTCTATCTGGTTGAAAGTGTACAATAACTTGTGCGTCTTCTGGTCGTACATCTGCTGGTCTTTTTATTCCGTATGCTCCTAATGCCATTTATTATGCTTCTTTTTCTATTTTATAAAACCCATAACCATGTAACGTTAATTCTCCCATATTTGGGGTTAAGTCTAGTCTTTGGGGTCTTTCAAAGACAGTTATTTTACCTCTTTCGATAAATATGTTTGAGCGGGTTTCTGGTCTTTCACAAACGTTCATTAATACCTCTTCTTTTGTTAAAGGAGGAATACAACCACCATATTTTACAATACCTAACCCCATATTCTTTTATTATAAATATCTAACACCTAATTTATATTTAATCATTATTCAAATCTCTTTTAAAATCCCAGTGACCCACAAATAGGTGGTACTGTAGACCATCCCGCAGGACATGGTAATGAAGATACTGATGTTGTTTGAATAGCTGTACCCGTTTGTGTGGTTATACACTTATAACATGTAATGTTGCTTACTACTGGTGGACATTTATCCCCATCTTCATCACAACCACAATTCATCCAACTGCCAGATATATCGGTTAACGTACCATTAATTATTTGACACGGTATATTAGATACTTCAGACTCGTTGTTGTTGGTTCCATTCGCGTTATTTTTATTCACGCAACACCAACAACAACCGTCCTCCTTATTGGTTACACAGTCATTAATGTAGTAGTTATATAAACCGAGACTACTAGGATATGGTGTCCAATTTATAGGCCATACACTTAGATATGGTGCTAAATTTAATGCACAACACTCACATTCTCCGTCAGGAAAACAAGGGTCACCATTAACATCAATACCACAAGTTTGCCAACCACCAAAAGTTCCTGATGAGGTAGTACCAACATTTTGACTTGGTATGTTACCAGGTTTACATCTTATAGAATTAGGGTTAGAGCCCGAATTAACCCAACCTACGTTATCTAACAACACACAACAATAACAACAATCATCAGTAGGGTCTATAACACAATCATTAACCGTAAAAGTACCTGCAACACTCCAATAACCTAAATGTACCGGTGGATATGAGGGTACTAAACTAAAGTAAGTACTTAAACTATTTAAACATTCGTCACACCCATCCCAACAATACTGTTGACAATCTTGTATTGTGGGATATTGACCACCTACTTGAGGTACACAATTACCATTCACACATTCGTAATCTTTTGGTGCTACTTGTCCACAGGTTTCATCACATGGCCACCACACAGAAAAATGACCCCAGTTACTTTGGGTTGTAGTTACTGGTGTTGGTGCAAATACACTACTACCATCACAAGCTAATCCGTTTAAAAAATTATTATAACATAAAGATGGGTCGAAGAAACTAGTAGGGTCTACAATTGTTCCTGTATCACTGACAGAAATATAACAACAACCATCAAGTGGGCTAAGTGTAACTTCGTTATACCCCCAAATTAATCCTGGTGCCCAATTAGTTACCCCACCAAAAGCATTACCTTGGACAGGGGTTGCCATAGAGGCTGCGTTATAAGGGGCCCATACTCCTTGAAATTCATTTTGTATTAGTGGGTGCCCTACTGTACCAATACAAGGTTTACATATAGGTGAGGTTGCACCCGTCCAACAACATTCGTCTGGGTCATTTAAACAATCAGCTAATGATGCATATTGACCCATTGGTCCCGTTGGTATGCAATCACATTTAGTTGTAGATACTGTTTGTCCTGGTAAACCTAGAGTTGCTACAACTTTTTTTCTACAGTCATATCTTGTTGTAGAGGTTATACCTGTATTACAACAAGTGTGACTTTGTTTACACTCATCTAATGTAAAATAGGGACCAAATGGGTCTATAACACATTTACATAAATTATTATTACCAACTTTACAATTCCACTTCTCGGTTGTTACCCCAGTCCAACAACAAGCTAATTGGTCAGCTTGGCACTGTATAATACTGGTGTATGGACCTAATGGGTCTGGTATACAATTGCAAATACCTAAACCTGAATTATATTCACAACTATAGTTATCTGGTGTTACACCCGTCCAACAACATTTTCCTTGGTCTGTTTCACAATCATGTAAAGTAGAGTAGACACCAAAAGGGTCTGGATTACAATTACAATCTATAGGGTCACACGACCAACGCGTCTGTGTGCCTCCCGAACAACATGTAATTGGGTCATTTTCACAATCACTTTGGTTATAATAATGAATAAGGGGGTTGTAACTAGTAATTGTATTATCAAATATACAGGTACATTGTTGTGCTCCTGTTGGTGCTAACACATTTTCACAACGCCAAAATCCACAACATGGGTCACTTAATAAACTTTGGTCACATTCTGCTTGAGAACTAAATTGTCCACCAACACCCACTACGGATACACAGTTACATGGGTTGGCAGGACATAAACAATAATTACCACCAGCAGCTTGTCCCATGGTTCCACACACACTTGATAATAGTGCTCTTAACTGAAAAAAGTCCATACTAGTTGTTGCTGCTAACCCAGCGGCAACTAACTCATTAACCCATTGTTGTTTAGAATTAATATTAAATGGGAAGTAATTCGACTGAAAAACTGGGTCATTAGGACAAGAGTAGAAGTTCACATATGCTGGTATCTGTAACGCGTCCCCGTTTGAACCTTCACAAGCTGAATTCGCGTTGGTTGAAGGGATAGTACCCTCATGATAAAAATCCGAAAATAGAGTTGCTGGGGGCACTCCGTTTACTGGGTCACATATCCATTGTACAGCTAGGTAGGTACCACCACCACCTAAAGGTCCTCCAGGTATCAAAGTCTTACCAGCACAAGTACCAGGAGGTGGTGTTGTTGTTCCTGGGATACAATCATAAGTAAGTTGTTGTACTGGATTATTACAACTTGAGTTACATGGTATCCAAACTAAAGTACCAGTATTATTCGCGTTGACTCCTGGACCTGCTGGTCCAGGCCATACTGGGTTATTATTAACCAAATCATTAATGTAGTATTGGTAGTATGCACCTGGATTAAATATCCAAAGATTTGCTGGGTCATCGTCTACACAAACATAACAACATGAGTTACCATCCCAACTAGCAGTTACGACATCTCCTATAGAGTAGTTTGTACCACCCACCCATGCTGGTGCACTACCAACAAATGGTGTTACAGAAACTGAACCAACTAACCAACTGTTCATTGGGTCGTCAAAGTAAGTGTAACTAACAGAACCTATTACAGAACATTCATAACAATCACAACACCCACTGTAAGAAGCAAAAAACGCGGTGGATGTTACACCAACAATACAGTCGTCTAAATTATAATATATAGGATTACACGTACCTGGAGGTTGTGGTCCCGCACAGAAACAGTCACTTATACAATCACCACAACCCCAAGTACAAACTGATTGACACGTCAATAAATCAACGTGTGGGCCCGAAACAAAAGTACTAGGTGGACTTGAACTAGTAAAAGCGGAACACCCTACTATCTCTAAACAATAAAAATCAGTTGTAGCTAAAGTACAAGGATATCCTATTGCGGAACCAGCAGTTGCTAGTTCACAAGCATATGGTGTTAATTCACTAGGTATGTTTGTACATGGACACATATTTATACCCCAATCTACATCATTACAATTAGATGTACCTGGAGGAGCACAATCACAACAATATCTACAAAATTGTTCACAATCAGCTTGATTGGCAAACCCCACTCCCGCGAAACTATTGGTCACTTGTGCGTCAAAATATGTATTTGTTGGGTCGGATGGTCCTCCGGCTAATTGTCCAATAGCAGCTTGTTGATATAGTATGGTTTGTCCCGCGAAGTACGTACTATTTCTACAAGAGGATATTGGTACCGCTGCACTATAGTCACCGTTTAATGCACCATATGTATCACACCACCACTCTTCTGGGGGTGCACAACAATCACAACTACTAAATGCTGCCCAACAATCAAAAGCATTATCATAAGTGGTTGTTGCAACAGATAAAGCGTTAAATATACAATTACCTATACCAGTAGGTGGACAACCACATTCCCACGTACAATAATCTTGACAATCTTGTAAACTAGTAAAAGGTCCAGGATAACCTGGTGTGTTAGGTGGTACTATAACACAACCTAGACCAGCTACACCCGCTGTTATTTCACAATTAGACGAATAATCACAATACCACGTATCCGCTGACGTACTACCAGAACAACAATCTATTACTCCTAACGAAGATATACATGCATCTAAAGATATGAAAGGGTATACTGGGTGCGTAGCACCTATTGGTACTGGTGGCCAAGTTGGGTAACCACCAAAAAATATACCTGTATTACTATTATTTATAAAATCTTGTAAAACCACACAATTAGTGGTGTCTGTTACTGGGTTTTCACAATAACACGATGCTCTACAATGTTCTTCACATGTATTACCTGTATAACAGTTTTGAGAGGCTTGGGTAAAGAGCGAGTTGTATACACATGAGGATGGAGTACATCCACTTGGTGTACATTCATAAGTTTGACTTGGTCCACCCCCACAAGGTTGACACCCTGCTGGTGGTAATCCTGGAGTTCCACCACAAGTTTCCCAAGGGTTTGGTGTACCGTTAGTTGCTGGTCCATCATCTGGTATAAAACAACTACAATCAAATGTTGTTATACAATCTGGTCCAGTCCCTAGTCCACCGAATCCCCATAGGGACGGCATCATACAAACATAACAACATAAAGGAGAATCTGCATCAGAATGATAAACTATATCATGTAATTCGTAGACAACACCTAACTGATATTGTCCTTGTGGTGTTAGAGTTGTACCACCTAAACCTATACTAACCATATAATCGTCACATGGACAAATACAGTCATCCACAGCACTTACTGAACAAACGTAATCCCCTAAAGAATTTAAAGCTAAATTACTAGTGCATTCCATCATAGTACAATAAGGTAAGAAAGGGTTTGTTCCGGTAGGGTCACATGAAGATGCAGCCGCAGCATTTACATATTGTACGTAATAACAAGGCCAGTTACCGGGTGGAAAAAGTTGTTGATTACCTGGTAGGGTAGCTAAAGCTTCGGTATCATCACATTCTGCGTGACAACATTCGGTTGCTTCACAGCACGCAGAGAAACTACTGTAACCAGTAAAACCAGGAGCTGGATTAGAAAATCCTAATAAATTTTGTGCCATATAATAGCCACTAACCCCATCTTGACAAAATGTGGGTCCTTGGTAATTGGTGCTACTAGGGTCTATATCTATAAAACAATCCCAACCTGCGTTACAGGCACATAAAGTTTGACAATCTACGTTTCCTTGAGCTGAACCTGAGAACCAAGTTACATTATCTATAATTCCAGCACATGGACTTTGTAATGTACATGGTGTCATAGAAGTACAATCACAAACATAACATTGTTCTATTTGTGTACAATCAGCTGTACACGCAGAATAACCATACCCTGGATAAGTTGTATTACTTGGGGATACCCATGGACCCCAACCACAATTACAATCATAGCACTCCACACAAGGTTGGTTTATGGTTTCACAAGACCAACCACAAGGAACTATACCCCCACCCATAGTTGCTGGGTCTTGTTGGCATTCTACTAGGTCTGCGTAAGTACCTCCAAAGGTTACCTGATAACACCCTGTACAACAATCCCACTCGTAACCAGAGTAATCACAACATGCTGAAGTACTATATTGATACCCCAAATCAGTTGTAAATGCTGTACCAGCGTTACATGCTGATAATCCAAAATCTGGTGTAAAATAAAATTGTTCATTAACAGCTAACCATTCATTTATTGTTAGTCCATTAGGTAAAAATCCTGGTACCGTACCTAGAACACTGGTTATTGTACTAGTGTACAATCCTGGTGTTGCATTTACATCATCTTCAGCACATGAGAATAATGTACAACATTCATTAGCGTTTGACGCTGTAGGAGTTGTACAAGAAAATGCTGGTGGATTACACCATCCTTCACACTCCATTTGTAAATTAAATACAGGTCCTGCTGATGGGTTTAATGGGTCAAAACTTGTATACGCGGAATGCGTAGAATCAATTTCTATACAACCTACACAATCATATTGATTTTCACAAACCCATTTATCTGGAAAACATTCACCATCATCAAAATCATCTTTACAATCTTCGTAGTATTGGTATCCCTGTAGAATATTAGTTGTGGTGGTTATTCCAGTACCAGGTACTAGTTCACAACCATATAATGGTATATTATCTAAGTCTTGAGGACAAATCCATGTTGAACATCCAACATACTCCCAATAAGTTGTTGAGGTAAAAGCTGTTGGTGGGTAGTTTGCACTATTTGCGGATAAAGCTTGGTAACAATTGCCTTCTGGCCCTGTCACGAAACAACCTGGTAATATCCACGCTGCTCCATTAACATACTGACCTGCTGGGTCCCCGATATTTTGTCCACAATGATTTATTGTAACATCATCACAAGGGGTTGATGTTCCTGGGGGGCAATTAACACAATCCGAAGAACATGCCTCCCAAATATGTTCCATTGGTATATTGTTTTGGTACCACACCCCTTGTAGTGTCATAGAGGGTGGTATTCCCGCCCAATCAGAAGTAGTTGCTCCTGTCTGGAAAATATCTTTAACCGCCATAAAACAACAACAAGTATTGTAGGTTGTGTCAAATACTATGTCACCCACTTGATAGTCTGTGTATGGTGACCAAACACCTCTTTGACTATTAAAACTAATAGAGTTCCAAACTCCTGTTATCCTATCTATGTATTCGTCTTTAGTTTCACAAAAATCACAATCTTCTACTGTACACGCAAAACAATCATAAGCTCCGAAAGCCAAAGCATTTAGACCACAACTTTCAGCTACATATAGTGTTATACCATTAGTAAAATCATAAAAATCAATAGGGGTTTGGTTATTTGCAGATGATATAGTGTAAGCGGTGTATATAGCATTTGCGGTATTAATATACCCATACATCCCAGTTTCTATATTATTTGTGTTGGGGTTAACAACGTCACCCCCGATAGGTACTATCGTACCATTGGTATATCCGGGAGGAAGAAATGGTGAGTTAGCTGTGGTATACGTTTGGAATGCTCCTAGAAGACTTTCTGTTACCCCGGTAACTTCGAAACAATCTGGGAATTGTGTCATTCCTGTATATTCATTAATATCAGTACCACTGTCCCACGCTATATAATCCCCTTGACCTAAAACACCAGATGGAGCAGAAGTGTATCCAGTACCTATAGTTTGACCTGATGCGTTAATCGTTAAAGCACTACTAGGTGGTATCCCCCCTATAGCAGCTAGTTGATTGTAAGTATAGTTAGGTGCGGTAATAATTTGAGATATGGATGTTGGCCCCCATGGTGTGTCTTGGGTTATTTTAATTCTATATTGTACTGGTGCTCCCCCACCATACTGATGAGAGGCTGAAACAACACCACTATTATAACTTAGTGTTGTTGATGGTAGACCATCCCCCCAGTCAATCGTAAAAGGTAAATTTTGTAATTCTTTATAATAACTAAAATCTGTAGTGTTAGTAATTTTTATAGTGTCACCAGGAAACGCACCAGTGCTTGCTGTGAAAACAAAATTAGAGAAGTTGTCTTTTTGACTTACGTTACCATCCCAAAGTGAATAGTGTCCAATATCATTAAAGTCCTGTGAAATAAATAATGTTATGTTATTAAGGTATGGGTCTAAACCATTTTCACAATTACAAGGCCCAATATTATAATTAATATTATATTGGGAGGTTATGTTAATTGGTCGATTAAAGTCTACTCTTAAAGACTCAAATAGGGTGATAACATTATTGTAACTTTCTCCCGTCACTATGGTAGTAGCTAAACTATCTACCACATTTATCCCATAAAATGCTTTATAAGCATAATTTCCTATATTTTTACAATGTCCACTAGTTGCAGAAGTATATAAATCCCACAGTATAATACACGGATTAGTAAAAGAACAATCTCGTAATTCTAAAGGAAAAGTCCTTATATCCCCACTTAAAGCGTTTAGAAGTTGTGACCCTGTTGAGTTGTACATACTCATTCCTGAACAATCAATACTTTTGTTAATTGGCCAGTAATTAGTACCACCACTACATGGTAAAGAAGTGTAAACGTCTGGATTAGTTCTTTTTATTCTAAAATTTAGTTTTTCCATAAATTAAGGTGTTTGTGGGTTAACGTATTCGTAAAACTTTATTGGTTGTTGTCCTGGTGGAAAACCGGTGCCTACTTCACCCCCCATACCTACTTGTCCCGCATTGTAATTATTTAAATTATATTTTCTTACTTTATAACTAAATTTAGGAGCAGCTGTTGGGTTTGGGTTTATTTTTAAAATTACTTCATAGTAGAAGTAGTCGGTAAAATCGTATGTTACAGAACCTGAGTATGTTGGTGTAGGTGGACTTTCGTTTATCATTCTAGTAACATTTCCTGTTTTTGCGTTAAAAAATTGACAGGACATGTAAAATACATTTCCTTCAAATAAGTCTCTTTTTTTGTACCAGTGTATATAATAGTTTTCATTTACTCCTGACCTTGGTCCTAATCTGGCTTTTGGTTCATAAAGTAACCAAGAAGGACTAACTATTCCTTTACTTAGTTGTGTAAAGTATTCTAAAGCGTCTATTTGTGGGTCTACCGGCACACTACCACCCTTTAAACAATTATTTAAAGGCATGATATTAGAAAACATAATTTTTTGTTGTTTCCTATCTGGTGAATCATAAAAATTAAATTTAAAAAAACTTCTGACTACTGAATTTGCATCAGTAGCTAATTCATCGTCTGTAAAACCTATTATTTGAAAATTGTCTTGATATGACTGTGTGGTTTGGTTGAAGAATTCGAACTGGTAGTAGATGTCATTTCCACTTATCGAATTATTAAAAGAGTATCTGGTGGTTTCAAAGTCTTGTATAACATTAATATTATCTTGTATTTCTACCTCTTCATAAGTTGTTATTAATTGTTCCCTACCTACTTCATCAAATGTGTCTCCAAGGGGTATGGTAATTTTTCTATCTTCACTAGAAACTTTTAGTTGTATTCTATTGGCAGCCATCACTATACATGTTTAAAATATTTATGGTACTTGCACTGTACTCGGGTAGTGTTAGTATTGGCCCTATAGGTTCAATCATAAATTCCAAAGTATGACTAGGATAATGTGCGTCATTAAGATATGGGTAAGTTACTCCATTTTTTTCTTCTTCAAAATAACCAACAGGTAGTAATGGACGCCATCTAAACGTACCTTCAACTAAAGAATAAGTAGAGTATTGTGGTGATGTAAATAGTGTATCATTAAAATTAATACCGTTAGATAACTTTCTTATCGGTATACGATGATGAGGTTGGTACTTGTATAGGGATTTTATGTACGGGTTGGATTGACTTCCTGACCCTAGAGCTGCGGGGTTAAATTTAAGTGAGTGCCCCAACTCCGATATTACCCTTTCTTTTATTTCATATGGGTTATACTCAACAAAAGCACCCCTATATGTTGTACCACTAACAGGTAGTGGGTCTACCCCATTTGTATTTGTTTGAATTATGTTTGTTGGGTTAGTTCCATTATTTACGAACGGGTCTATAAAACCGTTTTTTCTAAAATTCCAACCCCAACCATAACCACAAGGTGAATTTCCACTTTCATAATCCCAAATTAAATTTCTATTACTAGCAAGAATAGTTAGGTATAAATCAATTACTGGACGATTTAGATTATCATAATACATACTTCTATCTATATCTTCAGTTATGGTCCACAAAAAAGATTTAAACTCCTCCTTAATTACTGTTTTTCCTGGATATCCCGGGGGGGTTTTACGGCCTTTAAATACCCTACCTTTTCTATTATATATCCCATTTTCAAACCCTGTTCTACCTAAGGTGTAGTCTCTGGGGTTGGTTATTAGTTTATGTTCATGAGTATAGTACTCACTTTTAGTTTCTGGGTTTTGTGGGTTCACAAATCTTTTTAGTACACCAACCCCATTTGTTGGCATTGCGGTACCACCCCCAGCATTAATAGTTGTATTAATTAATCCTCGTGTGTTTATGTTTATTATATACTTATCGGAACCCGCTAGTTCATTACCTAGTGAGTCTACTTCAAACAAAGTTTGTACTCTCGTGTTCAGAGTACCAAAAACATTTACTTGTAAAACAATACTCCCAATAAAATCTACACCCCCAAAAGAAAATGTTTGACCACCTACTTCAGGTTGTAATTCTATGTACTCCCCAGGTATCAATCCGTGAGGTACTGGGGTTGTTATTCTTAAAATTTCTTTTCCTTGGTCGTGGGTTACCTCTAAGTCAAAAGGAATCCCACTACTAGATATAAAATTTAGTCCTTGGTTTGGATTATAGTTACTATAGTAGGTCATGTGTTGACTTGTATTAGCAGAGTGAACATATGATATATATAATAACCAGTTATCTTGAAAGCTCACTAAATCCTCATAGTTAAATGTTTTAGTTGATGGTCCAAATGGCCCAGGAGGCATAAAATCAAAAGTTTTTGCTGGGGGTAACCCTAAACATGGGGCGTTATTACACCCTATAAAGTCAGGTAAAAAGTACATACTTTCTAAAGAATCCACATCAGAAGTTACTCCTGTTATTATATTTTCATATAACACATCTATTTTACCGTACAATCTATAAAATTGGGAGTAGTCACGTTCAAAATTAAATTGTTCTACAACATTTAATACTCTATTTCTATCACCTTGTATTAAAGTTCTTTTTTCCGAAGTAATTAATGGTTGTAGGGATACGTCAAAATCTTTAGCTCCTTTATATTTGGAACTACCTTTTACTATCCTTATGTTTTTTCTATTACTCATTAGACTACTGTATCAGATAATTCTTCATCAACATATAACCTAATAAAAGTATTATATGACGTTGCTCCTGGTCTCAAACCAAAGTAATAAAATAGTGGTTGTGAGAAATTTATTTGACTTGCACTATCGGGGGTAAGAATTGGGAACTGAGTTGCTCCGGTAAATCCTATATCAAATCCCATGTTATTTTGGAAGGATGATGCTGGTGGTAAATTATTATAGGTAAATGTTACCCCTGGTGTTAAACTTAATCCAGGCACAATAGACATTCCTTGAGCGGGTGCTATAGCCATTCTATTAGCGTATTTACCTGTTGTGTACATCCAATCATTAAAAGTACCTCCAAAACCTGAACCTGGACTACGTATAATCCAAGGATAAAAAGGTACTGTTTGACTACTAGCAGACAAATCTAATGTAGCACAATTAATTAAATCTTCACCACTCATCATTATTTGAGTTGATGAGGTAAATAATAGTGGTTCCCATTGAATAACTGCTGAACCACCAAAACTCATCGTACCCCAATCAACATTAATAGCGTTATCAACATAAGTCCCATCAATGTCGTTAGCTGGTGGATATTCCATACCTGGAATAGGTAATAATGTATCGGTAGGAGATTGGCAATCACATACGGTTTGACTCATATTAGTTTCATACCCAAACACACCTAACATACAATTTTGCATCAATGCTTGTGCCATATCACCACCTATTTCTTTTTCTGGTCTACTAAACATAGTCTCCTTCATAAAACTTGGACTATATTGTTTTAGGTTATATGAATCTGCCACCAAATCAGTTATGTTTTGGAATGTTGTACTACCTATTTGGTCGGTTATTGAACATTCCTCAGCATATGATGGGTCTAAACATATTTGTTGTATACATTGATTTCTAGAACCCATATCTGTCATAGTAGTAGGAAATAATATATGTCTGTCCATATCTCCTTTTGAGTGTAGGTCGTCTGATTGGTTCCCACTTTGGAACCATAGGGACATTACTCCGTCAGTATCCCCTAAAAAGTTACCGGTACTTGCTCCCATAACTCTAAATGGTGTTGACCTGTAATAAAACACATTGTCTATCGGGTGGAGGTACACCACTTTTCTACAAAATTTAGAATCTACCATGTAGGTGTCATTTGTTTCTCCATTCCAAAACGCGGTATATCCGTTTGTTGTTAATTCTAATTTTGCTTTAAATTGGAATTGGTATAAGAATCCACTTACCCAATTATTTTCCCAGAAATAATTCATTATTCCGTTACATAAAGCTGATGATAATTTTTCTCTTTTTGTCCACTCGTATAAAACTCTCATGTCTAGATTTTCTAATAAACATGCAGGGTTAAAACATATTATTTTAACATAACACCCACCAGCAGCATAACCATCACTAACAGTACTAGGTGAATATACTTCAGAGTTAAACCCGTAAGTATTAGCACAACAAACTACATCTTCTGATGTTTCACTCGGGGGACTTGTAGGGTAAACTCCTTGTCCACAACAATCATGAGACCATTTCATTTCTATACCCATTCCACCTGCACCCGCTGCATTCCCAACAGGACATGGTGCTACTGCTGCTGTAGAACCACTACTAGGTACACCGTCTGGACAAGGTGCGTTTTGTGACAATATATCAAATTCACCACTAGCTGAAGGTCTACACGAACATTTTTCACATTCTGGGTATTTTGTTTGTCTTAAAGAAAACAAAACAAAACCAATTCTTAGACCAAAATACATACACTCAATACCACAACCAAAACCAGTTAGATTTATTTGTCCACAAAGTTGTGGTGGTGTGGGGGCAAAATTACTAAAATTTAAGACTGTAAAGAAGGTGTTAAATGGCCATCCTAAATATATTCCTAGGGTTAAACCATACACCCAACACCATAGTGAACAAAATGCGAATATAATAAACAACACTATCCCTAATATCAAACCTAATATTACAGCAAGTAAACTTACTACTAAATTTACCAATAGGTATATCATACCTAAAAAACTTATAAAGAAATCATTTAGATATAACACAAATTTCATTCTTCTAACTGCACTATTGACTGGGAAGAACATTGCTGAGGTTGCACATTGTTGTTCCATTTCTGGTAAAATTTCTTTTATACCTATAAACTGTCTTCTACCGTTATGTTTAACATGGTCATGAAATTGAGCACATGTATATACTCGATTAAATGTCATGTCATAAAAGACATCTTCTGCACCCGGCATAAGATGTCGTTGAGCGTAACCATGATAATCAGAGTAATCTATAGAAAAAGCATAACTTCTTGGGTCAATTCCAGGCCAATCTCCATCGTTATTTGATTGGGTGTTAAATTCTCTGATGTTAGGTACTAGATGTGCACCTGACCGTCTTTGTCTTGCACTACCCCTAGTTTGTTCGGGTTTAACCCTAAATCTACATCTTGACCTAGTAGGTACTCCTTTGGTGGGGTCTTTTGATAGTACTAGGTCACCAAACTCATTAGTTATTACATGGTCCAAATTCATTGGTACATGCACTAAAAAGGCTCCGTCATTATCAATTACCCTACCCCCATTTTCAAAATAAAACCGTTCTAGTACTGGTACTTTCCCACCAATGGGTGGTCCAGTATAAGTCTCACCGTCATAGGTTGGGAAAGCTTTGGGGTCATCTTTAAAAAAGGGTGTATACCTTATACAGTCTATAATACCTGGTTGTGTTATTATACTACATAACTCACCCATGTGTCTTTTGGGACGACATTGTCTATTAATTGAGTCTTTATCTGTATCTTGTGCGGTACTTCCCATAAATACAGATGTCGGTTCTAACTTAAATCCGGAATTACCTAAATCAAAGTCTACTCTTGTAATCGCCGCTCTACATTGTTCTTCGTCACCCCAAAAAGGTTTGATGTCAATTGTTTTAGTTTGGTTTACAATTTGTGGTAGAGAATCTATTTCAGAATCTGTCCTAAATTGTGGTCCATCAAAATCTGACTCTGGAAATCCTTTAAGTTTAAAATCTTGTGGTAATAAAGAAAAACAACCTATATCACTTAAATCCACGTCCATGACTATGTTTTGAGAGCCGTTAGGGACTCCGTATATCATAAAGTCACCGGATTCATTAGTTTTTACCGTAAATTTATAATATTTGTCATATATGTATTTTACTTCTTGTTGTGTTAGTACTGAATTTAGTGTTGGAAAACTACCTACTGCTGTATGACAATCAAAGTTTTTTTCTGAACTTAGTAGATTGTACCTAACACCATCTTCGTTTTTTTCATATGGTTGTTTGTATGGGTATAAAAATTTAACCACTTCATTATCTTCGTCCTCCTCTTGTAGGGGAATAAAAATAGATACTTTTGCGTTAGGGATACCAAATCCATTATTTGCTGTTACCCTACCGACTACCACACCAAAATCAGCACACATCCTCGTATACACTTCTTGTTGCGTTAAAGAAAGACTAAGAATCTCTAATAAATCAAATTTTTGATTTAATTCAAAAGTTACATTCTTATCTTTACCTACTTCTGTTCTTACTCTAAAAGATTTACTCATATATAATAAAAAATTATCTAAAATAGATTTATACTATCTATGAAATAAATAGTTCAACCCTTAAAAGTAAAAGTAATTAGTTACTTGATATAGTAAAGTTTAGGTGAAGGTTGGTTTGTTTGGTTTTCTTACTCTAATAGCTATGTCTTTCTCTGGGTACCTCACTTGTAGTATCTCATCTGGTTGAGCATAAATAGTATCGTCTAGTAAGGCTATTTCCCTCGTACTGTTATTACCGTAGGGTTGGGAGGTTATTGATTGGGAGTATTGTCCACCTACTTTATTATATATTCTTAGGTTTACAATGTTTAGGACACCTGGTTGGTTCATTATTTGACTTCTTAGTTCACCTAATGATAGGTCTTGTCCCATTTCTATTCTGTTAATATTAAAGTAGTTAGTTACTTGTTCAACTACATTACCTACTATAGCTCCGGAATTAAAAGAGTCTTCTATAATTAAATCTATCAAGAAAGATATGTCAATGACTTTCGCTGGGCCTACCACAATATAATCATTCATCATTCTATAGTTAGATAGATAAGTCGCGATATTATTTTTTAGGGTACTGGTTACCTCGGAGGTTAATTTACCATCAGGTGTGTACGATAGTATATTTAATATAACTTTATTCTCTAGTTCTGTCACACCTACTTTTGCTGGTGCACCAAACGTACTAGGCATCATACGTAGTTTTGCTACATAATCATTTATTGTCACAGCTCTATTTTGTGCCGCAAAGTTATAGGAAATATAATTTCTTATTTCTTCTACAGACATGGGGTCAGCACCACCTATCGCGGATGTTACATTGGTAACGGCTAAACTATCTATTACTGATTGGTTAATCTGTCCATTAGGTCCAGCTACTACAAAATTTACCTTACCCACATTAGTTATGGCACCAGCACCTAAATTAGAAACTTTACCACCACCAATTCTATATTGTATGAATAATGTACTATTTCCTTGTACCATATTACCTAAAGCAATATTATTCATGTATTGGGACATATTTAGTTTTACACCTTTTTTTGCAAAATCGTCTAGTAGGTCTTGGGAGGTTTGATTACCACCACCAAAAGTTAAAAAGAAGTATCCTTGTGGGGTGTATTGGGTTGTAAATCTTTGATTAACTTCTAAGTATTTTCCTACTTTACTACCTACCTCATCTGAAGGCATAGATGGGTCTTCCACAAAAACTTCATCTTGAGCCAAAGCTTCAACTTCATACCATTTATTATTATTTAAAGCCAAGAACTCGGCATTTGTTGGTAGTGTTTGATAACCTAATCCTGATTTTTGCATTACCGATGTTACACCAACTACATTTCTTTCTGGCAAAAATAGTTCATAAAAAGGTGTGGTTAAAGAATCTGTTATTTCTTTTTTAAATACTTTTGTAACACCATTAACAATAACTTCTCTCTTAATAATAGTGTAATTTTGTATAATACCATTAACATCTCTATTAGGTATTTTAGTTCTATTTACTATACCTTCTACATTGTACTGGGTAGAAAAATCACAGTCGTTCACCAATTCAAATATTTGTCCTGCACCTCTAAATTGTCCACCTCTAGTTATTTTACCTAAATACCTGAAGTCTTCTTTATCACCTAAAGCTGGTACTATAATTGATATGTCCGCTACTGTAATAGAAGGTCTATTACCAGGTATTTTTAACCCATAAGTTTTTGCTAAATTATATAAAGAACTACGTTCTTGTGCAAACTGTAGGGTTGTCTCTTGGAAGGTTCTATCTATCTGAAAATTAAGGTTGTCTGTTACCGCTGCGTTTAAGTCTAAAAATAAAGAATAGATTGATGCATCATTCGCGTTTTTAATTAGGTCTGGATAGTAGGTATTTGTAAGTCTTAATAATTCGTTTCTTACACCTAGAAAGTCTCTTTCCGTATATGATATTTTTTTTTCTGCCATTTTATAAATTTATTATAACAAAATCTTTAGTTTCAAAAAACCCATCCCCAGCACTATAATCAATACGTACTCTCATAGTATATTCTCTCTCATCTTCCCCAATAAAACTAAAACTATTATCGTTTATATTATCAGAAGTATTATTTTTTTCTTCCAATCTTATATCTTCTGCGGTTTTAATATCAATCTTATTGACGACTAGGTTAGGCATGAATTTTTCTACCGCGTCTTTAATTTCATTATTAATACCTACCCTTGTTGTTGTATCCATAGGTTCATAAATATACTTCATCAAATTTGTACCAAAATCTGGTAAAAAATACCTACTACCCTTAATAGTTAGAATTAAATGTATTAGACTAGACTTTACCTCAGAATTGGTTGTACTGTTTAATCCTAGAAAGAATCCTTCATTACTATCCGTAAATGGAAATGTTATACCGTACTTTTGATTGGGCATGCTTTTTTATAATAAATACTTCAAAGATTAATTTGGGGTGTAATATGTACCTTCTTCTTTATTCTTTAACTGTTTATTCATTTTTTGGTGTTGTGGTACGTAGGGACAATGTTTACATCCATTACCACAACAACTACCTCTTTTTATATGATACTCCTCTGTCATTACCATAGTACCATTTTCCCAATAAAAATCTTTTGGTTGTAATTTTGGTTTTAAAAATTCTTTATAGTGTAGTTCACTAATCCAATCGTCTTTTCTATTCATTTTTCACTTCTTTTATTTCTTCATTATGCCCACAGTGGGGACATATTATTAAAATAGGTACCTTTTTTTCATTTTTTGGTGCATCATTAGACAATAAATGGTAGTCGGAAATCGACCACCATTTATCACATTTACCACAATTAAAATGGTATAAAATTTCTTTACTGACCTTATGCCTCATCCAATTCCTTTTCTTCTTTTATAGATTTTAAATCTACATCTATTTCACAAGTACCACCAGCACACGCTAATTCACCAGTTAAGTTTGTATTATCGTCTAATTCAACAACCATATTTAAATTAACATCTTTTAGGGATTCCATCATTTCTTCATATTGTTCTTTAGTAATATCTTCAAATGGAGCTTGTGTGTACGTTCCACCATTATATGGTAGTACCGATAAACCGTTATAGGATTTTCTATTTTCCCACATCCACTCACCAGCTGCGTTCCATTCGTGTTCTCTTAAAGAAACTGTAGCTGAAACGTTATGTGAGTTTGAGCCGTTTCTATGTCCGGCTTTTACCCATTCGGTAGCGACTTTTTTAACTCTTTCTAGTAACTGGAATGGTGACTCAGTTCTCATAATCGAACCTTCTGGAGCCTTTTGTGGTATAGATATCACCGCAGTATCATGTGGTCTAAAATATTCATCTTCAACCAGTTCTGGGTGATTTTCATTCAAGTAAGTGTATATAGCTTCATTTTTACCCACTCTAACTCTTCTAATATAGTAGTCGTTGTGCCATGCATGAATACCTGATGACGTACCTAATGTTAATGATGTTGTTCCTGCTGGTTTAACTGTTGTACATCTTGCAGATTGATTTATCTCAATTAACTTTGCTACTCTTGTATTTTCACGTTTAACTATACTTGCAGCTTTTTTCATATCATAGTTTAATACTTTTCCAGAACCTATACCTGTCATTGATACTCCTATAAGTGCATCTTTTTCAGTAGTTTGTTGCCACACCTCTCTTAGGTAATGGAACGAAGTATACCCCGCTTGTAGTGTTCCTATGAAGGATGCAACCTTTACTCTTTCATTTAGGTCTTCTTGTGATTCTATATTACTTACATTTACTTCACAAAGATTACAAAATTGATTTGGTCTTAAGGCAATTTCACAACAAGGATTTGTTCCCCAATCCTTATCATTATTTAGATATATTCCAGGTTCTCCAGCACCTGACAATTCAACTCTTTTCCAAAGGTCCATAAAAAATTCTTTGGTAATTTTGTGCCTCATTAAACAAGCTGAATTATTTGCTCTACCCCTTTGTGGGTTTAATTCCCACCAATTACCTGATTTACAACCAATCATTTGTTCATCATCAGCACTAAATAACGATATAAGTGCTGCACGGCGAATACCGCCGGCCAATACGGCGTCAGCGATGTGACATACGATATCATGTACTTCAATTGTTGTAAGGTGTTCTCCATTTTCTTTTTGGTTTAGTAGACCTTCAATTTTTACCAAACATTCTTTTAATGGTTGTGGTCCTGGTGCTTTTCCACCTGATGTTATTAATCTAGCTCCTTTTGGTCTAATATCCGAATAATCAAATTCTACTCTGCTTCCACCCCCATTCATATATGTTTTCATAAGAACTTTTATAGAGTCAGCCCAACCTTCAATAGAATCTCCTATTAAAAATCTTTTCTTTCTTTTTTGGTATGGTTTTTGTATTACCGGTAACTTAGCGACGTGATGTCTCTGTACTGAGTACCCTACACCAGTACCACCTAACAATAAAAACATTGTTTCACTAAATGAATCAATATGTTCTATAGGTAGATACGCACAGTTATAAATTCTATTGGGTGAAATTTCTATTGGTTTGCCCCCAAATTGCATACTCCTCATTGAGGGTAAAACTTTCTTATCGTAAACAAATTTATATTTTTGTTCTATTTCTTCTTTTAGTTGTGGAAATTTTTTCTGGTGCATTTCCTTATTACGAGTAACTAGTTCTTCCCACGACTCTCTTCTATTTAACTCAGGTAGATATTTTGCGTACTTCATGTAAACAGTTATATCCGACAGAATCTTATTTGATACTTCCATATTTTTTATTTTGTTAATTATTTTTATTTATTATTTGTTCTCTTCTTTGTAAGGCTCGAGCAACCCTTTCTCTATTTCTATTAGTTTTTTCTTCCTCGAAACCAAGGAAAGTTTGTGTAGTTTCGGTATCAATTTCTAAGGTACCATTATCAAATTTACAGTTTTCAAAAATAATACCGTCTCTACCTAATCTGGATTTAACAATAGCTATTGTAGCTAATCCCAATTCTTTCTGTTGTAGTGTTTTTGCAACTGATATTATAACGTGACCTACTTGTGCTTTTTTAATAGAACCCCCCATTTGGTCTGTAGTGACCACCTCAGCAGATATAGAACTCCTATTACCTTGGGTGGCAGTCCAACCCGCTATATCTAACTCATGACACATACCTTCAAATTTTCTCATAACAGAACCTTCACCTTTCCATTCATCATTAAAAGACCTATCTGGTAGTATACAATCTATATAGTCTATTAATACTACATCTATTTTAGTACCTTCAGAAATAATTTTTCTAACTTGGTTTTTAATTTGGAGAATTGTCATTTCATCAGATGGTAATTTTTTAAGTATTAATCTACCACCGGTTTTTTTCATTTCATCTGCCTTATCTAAAACTGTTTCTTTATGTTCAGATAATTCATCATTAGGTATACCAGTCCAACAAGTAAAATGTTTTCTTTGTATAATTTTAGGGTTATCCTCAAAAAATATTTGTAATACATTATACCCCATATTAAAGGCTGTGTTCGCAAATCTAGTTAACATAGTTGTTTTTCCAACACCTGTAGGAGCGAGTACAACACCAATTTCTCCCTTTGCTAAACCACCATTTAATATATTATCTAAACCATCTATCCCTGTTGGGATTGGGTGCCTATAGTCTTCGTCCAATAATTTATCTAGTTCTGTAAAAATTTCAAAACTACCAACGTCACCGTCACCTATTTTAATAGCGTCTCTTATTAATTCTTCACATTTATCATAATTTTCAAAGTCTCCTTTTTCCATTATATTTTCAACCTTAGTAATAGCTTTTTTTAATTCTTGTTGTTTACAAAAATTTAGTGATTTTTCTTTAATAAAAAGATGGTCCTCAAAAGAAGCTTCTTTAATTTCTCTCAACATATCAAAAATGTATTTTTGTGCCATTTCTGATGAAATTTCTATACGTGTTAGTTGGTCAAGTGCGTCAAATGAGGGTGCTGTTTGATATTTTTCGTGATATTCCTTTATTAATTGCATAACTAATTTAAAATACTGGTTGTCAAAATATTTTGACTGAATCGCATCTATAATTGTATTAAAGAATGGATTATCTGTTATTATTAAATTTATTAGTTTTAGTTGGAAGGAATGTCCTAGATACCCAAAATTTTTTCTATCACTCATTTATAATTTCTTTTTTAATAAATACCTTATTCACTTACAAGTAAGCTATAATCTTGGTATTTAGTTATAACTTTTTTTGTTGACAGTGTGTATGTCAGTTCCCTTAGGATTTGGGATATTTGTGGTCTAATATCTACAGTGTATCTTACTTTCGGGGGATAGAGGTCGGCACGGAAGCTTCTATGGTATACAGAGTGTTTTCCTTTTTTAATTGTTATCGTAAAATACTCTTCTTTTTGTTCTAATTCCGCGGCGTTCTCTTTATAATTACTTTCTAATAAAAATAAAGTTTTTAACTTTAATTTATCAATCATCTCATCTACAATGGATGTTACCGTGTGGTGTAAATTTAGTGAATTTGTGGCTTTATTACTAAAATTTCTAACACTAAAAAATCTCTGACATACTATATTGTCTTCTAGTTTTAGTAAAAATTCACATTTTTGTGTGTTGTCTGTTCTTGTTTTCATATTAATTATTTTTGTTTTTATAAAAATCTTTTTCTATTCTACTTAATCTTAAAAATGGTCTAACGAAATCCACCCAAGAATCGTCTTTCTTAGGTAAAATATTAAGAATTCCATCTGACATCATCAAGCCTAAAGCGTTTTTCCAATGTCTCCCTTCTGGGTCTATTGCTTCTTTAGCTAATTCTTTTATACCTTCAACTGCTTCTGGTGTTAAGAATTGTTCTCCCACACCTATTATTTTATAATTTGTGTGTAATAAATTTTTGTTATTTGTTGTTTGATTTGTTTTTTGACTGACACCGTAAAGGATGTTTTCTTCCTTTTTGGTTTTTTTATCTTTTTTACTGATGGTTGTAATTAGTTCGTCTAAACTTACCTCCTCTTCTGATATCAGAGGATGTATTTTTATTAAAGATTTTATCCCCACCATTTTTATACCATATATATTATCCGAAGAATCACCACATATAGTTTTGGCTAACCTTACATTGGTGTGTGGTATGTAGACACCATTTAATGGTACTTTTTCACCATATTTAAAAAGTTTATTTAAAGAAATTACATGTGTAGACACATTTGTATCTATTAATTGTAGTAAGTCTCTATCAGAAGTAAGTATTATAATCTCTTCTTTTGGGGACTGGTTGCAATAATAAGCTATACAGTCGTC